GTGTTGGCATGGTGCAAAGACGTAGAGGTGTATTGCGTAGAAGACGGTGTATACTATCATGGATATGCCAAAATGGCATTATATACCGATGGACAAGTCGTGAAGTATGGTACAAACAACACGTTATCCACATCGTATGTCCTAAAATCATACGAATGGATAACGAATCCATGGACAGGAAATGCTTGGACATGGGATGAATTAAACGCACTTGAAATCGGGATAAGCATGTACGGGGATTGGTATACAGACCCGCCTTTTAATACAGTATACCATTATGCAACCGCGTACTGTACCCAAATATACGCTGAAGTAACCTATATTCCACCCGCATCTCGCGGCGCTCAGCTCATCGGCCCGGTCTGGTGATCTTCCTTGCCTTATAATTTCACGCCCGAGCTGGAGGCAGCCGGGCAGAAATACAAGGTGGCCATCGAGGCCCGCATAGATTCTGGCGTGCCTCCGCCCAACGCGCCCCGGACCATCCAGAAGAAGGGTCATGGCCTGACCCTCCGGGATACCTGGGCCTACCGGGAGAGCATCGAGGTCCGGGCCGATCCAGAGGGCGTCGAGATCGGGGTTTTTGACCCCAAGATAGGGGAATACGTTTTTTGGAACGAGCATGGAACGAAGCTCATCCCGCCGCGTCCTGTTTTCGGGCCTGTCGCAGACGGCCCCGGTGAAAAGATTCTGGACGAACTTGAGACCCAAATCGCAGACAAACTTCTTGAGGAGATTTGATTTATGGCAGCTACTGTTACCATTGTAGGATATTATGGGGCGGCGCCGGGGACCAAAACAACCCTGACGACCCAGAGGTATAATACCCAGCTCCCTAGCACGAGAGATCCTGGTCTATCATACCCAAACAATGTTCCTCCCAGCGGGGAGACGTACCGCTCGATGTGGATGTTCACCGGCGCAGAGATCACTGGCGGCACCTATAGCCAGCTTACCAACTTCAGGTACTTCGGGCCCGGCACGATCAAGGCCGACTGGGGCTTAGGTTCTGGCATGGTCCAGGTGGCTATACCCGCGACCGGAGAGGCAGGGTGTCCTGTGGCGAGCTATTTCGCCCCAACTGGCGTCGCTGGATCGTATGGCTATGACATCCTCGATCCAGTGCACGGCATACCATTCTTTGCAGGCGGAACTTGTGAAGATCTGGACGATTACAAGACCACGAGCCCCCTGGTGTTCGACACTACTGTCTACACGCCAGCGAGTGCCCTGAAAGTTACCAAACTGGTGTGTCACCAGCTCGTAATCGAAGACGACAGCGCGTTTGGCGAAATGGACGAACTGCAAACCGGGGTCAGGTGGCAAGAAATATGAATGCCTTGTATGAGGGACAACCCGCAGGCAATGACCCCCATCCTGCGATGCTAACAGAAGATCGTGCATGGCTAAAAGCCAACGGCTGGAAAGAAGTGCCGGGTGGCTGGCAAAAGCGATGCCCCAAATAGCGCCAAGCACCTGGAAAGTTGCCATCTCCTTCTTCTGGTGGAGAGAATACTTAGACGGCAGGATGGAGCAGGAGTTTGATCTTGAAACCGGCCAGATCAAGCCGTGGGGCACCCACACACCAGACGGCCTAAAAGGGGCAGGGTGGCTGCCTATCACCACAGACCTGGCCAGAAAGACGCGAGCTTGTGGTGAGATCGGTGTTCCCGTCTCTGCCCCGGCCATGCTGGTAGATGTGCATCCAGGAGAAGAGCTGGTCATTTTCAAGGAAGCCACGGTCTACAAGCTGAGCTATGCTTGTCTGGCGTGTGGTTGTGTCGTCCAGTCGTACGAGAAGCCGGAGGTCTGTCCCAACTGTGGTGCGGCTCCGTCCTGGAAGTGCGACACCTGTGGAAAGCTGCCAGACACGAAGGAATGCCCCGACTGCAAGCGAGAATGCAGGCGGATCAATCCGATAAGGTCTCAGTCATTGCCATGGGAAGAAGTGACTTACCACATCGGTATCAAGGGCAAGTTCATGCAGAAATTCAACAGCAGACAGAGCTTAATTTCTTAGGTACTTTTCCATGACAGGCTACGGCGAATCTTTTTATGGGGCGGATTGGTATCTCGCTTCTCCCTATCGTGTCGGGGGGTCGGAGCTATCTATAGGCATCAAGGCCCGGATCGTTAAGCCTATCTCCTCCGTGCCTCCTGTCATGGACAGCATCGCCGTGGGCCTAGCGCAGAGGTTCGACTGGCTCCAGCAGGGGATTCAGGCATTCAGTCTGTTCAACAAGATCGAGTACGCAAAGGGCTCAGACCTGGATGAACACTGGGGCAGGATCTACGACCTGCCCCGGTTGACAGGAGAGACAGATGAAGACTACCGTGCCCGGCTACAGAACTATGCCCGGGTCCTGACCGGATCCGGCACAATCCCTGCCATCCAGGCAGTCATGGACTCCCTGATAGGCTCACCGGGAAGCACGAGGATAGAATCCCGGTGGCCTGGCCGGGCTATAATAGATTTCAATTCAGTCGATGCCATGAGACTTGCAAACGCCAGGCGGACCCTCTTAGATTCGGTGTTGCCCGGTATGTTCGCGGCAGGCATCGACTACGAGCTCATTATCCCCTATGTAGACGTTTATCTCAGGGCAGCGATTAAGGGCGATACAGAACGATCATCTCTTATTCGGGCTGCTGTAGCGACCGACGTCGAGCTTTCTTTTGGTATTGATGCTTTGATAGCATACAGCCGGGAGCTACTTAGTCATCTTCGGGCAGGAATCCAGACAGGCCGGGAAGCTACCCTGCCAATCCGGGCAGCTATCCGAGCGGAACGGCTTCTGGAGCCGGGCATAATCTCGGCAATCATGGGCGAGCCGGATCTGCCAATCTCTATCTATGCAGCCATCCAGAGCGAGCCGGAGCTTACTGTCCGGAACCTGGCCGCCATCATGGGCGAGCCGGAGCTACCGTGTAGCTACTATGCAGCAATAGCCCGGAACTTCGAGCTGCAGGCAGGAATTCTGGCGAGGATTGTGTTCATGTTCGAGCTACAGTGCAACATCAAGGCAGCCGTGCAGACCGGCCAGGAGCTTAGTGTAGGCATCCGGGCCAGGGTGGCCAGGAGGATGAACTGATGGCCGAAGAACTTCCCCGGCTAGTCATATCATCCGGGGATCGCATAGTACACAGATCGATAGGCGGGGCGGCGGAGGAATATTCAGAATCTGACCTCTGGGAGGTCTCCAGCCCCATCCCTGGCACGAGGATAATCAACACCTGGCAGATATATCACAAGATCTGGCTGGTGCTGGCGCTGGCAGAGGACGGCCATTATTACCTCTTCCGGTCGATCAACCTCCAGAAGTACAAGCTCGTTCACGAGCACGAAAGCAAGATCTACGGACTTTATTTCATCGATGATGGGCACGCGATCTTTTGCGCTGCAGACGGCTGGTGGGCCACCACAAACGCGGGGGTGACTTGGACCAAGTTGGCTCTGACCACTCTGCCCGCTGCTGCTGTTGCTGTGATCCAGCTAACCGCCTCAAAATGGGCGCTCGTGGCCTACGGCCAGGATCACAAGATCTATTATGCTGAGTACCCTGGCGGCGATTTCGAGGAGGTTTACGACGCCACGACCTGGACAGGGAAATGGTATCCTGCCATAGCAGGCGGGCCGGTCGGACTTCTGGCCGGGGCGGGCAACCAGCTCCTGCGCTCAGACGGTGCAGGAGAGCCCTGGGACGTGGTGCAGACCGTCCCGGCGGGCGTCATAAAGAGCGTCGCTGTGTCAAATCAATCGAACCTACCGACTTTCCTTATTACTGTAGAGCAAGAAGGCAGCGAAATCGAAACGCTCTACTGGAGTTATGATATCGGGGACTCTCTAATACCTGATATGTCGAGAGTGGGTGTGGTCGCTTCGATGCAGTCGGTCACGCCAACAGGCATTGGTGAAATTAAGACAATATTTGCAGTCATTGGACGCAGGACGGCAGAGTCGGGCAGCTCCTATAGGCTATTGGGGGATCTCTGATGACCGCGGGGTGGTTCTGGATCGATGCCTTCCAGGACAAGCCATGGAAGTCTTGGTTTTGGGCAGAGGGCATAAATTACAACTTGCCTCGGGGGCAGACCGAGTTCTATAAAATTCCGCCAGAAAACGGATACAGGCAGCAACTGGCGGTCAGATCACCAGAAGACCGAAAACCAACGGCTTATTACCAACTGTATGTACGAGCGAACGTCATCTACGTTTTCACGTTGCCCGGCGATTTGCCTAACTGGGGTGGGATTGGCAGTTTCGTAGAGGTCAGCCCACCGTGTGGAAACTGGTACTCCGAGATCTACAAGATGCCGGGGCAAGTCACACGCAGCCAGACCTCTGGCATAAATGCTGCCATCCGGGGAGAGCGAGAGAATGCCGCGGGGATCGCCGCTGCCCTCGCAAAGACGGATGAGCTGGGCTGCGGCGTCAAGGCAACGATCCAGGGCAGCCCGGAGCTTGACGTGGGCATCCGGGCGGCAATCCTCGGAGATGCTACCAGATATCTGCCAATACGGGCAGCTATCCGGGCAGAGAGACTTCTGGAGCCCGCTATCATAGCCGCCATAGGCAAGGATTTCAATCTCCTGCCCGGCGTGATTGCGACTATTCAAGGCAATCCTCAGCAGCACTGCCACCTCAAGGCGGCGATCAAGGGCGAGACCGAAAAAACGTGCGGCATCAAGGCTTTTGTGGTGAAAACTCGTGTCGATCATATCCTTTTGGAGATGGAAAATCTCTGGCCCCAAGAGCTGGATCTCCGTTCTACTCCGAACTGGGCGAGCAAGGTCAAGGACTACCGAAAATCAAATCTTAGCGCGAGAGATAGCTAAGAGCATTGTCAGCAAGGTGTCGCAGATCGACACCGGGCCGGAATATGATGAGGCCGTCCAGGCCGGGGCAGAATACTGGCAGCTCGTGCTGGCCGGGAAGGACGCCACGGTCGCAAAACGGGCAAGCGACGCAGCATTGAGCAAGCTTTTAGGATGTTCTGCTTGCGTCAATGGAAGAAAATTCGGTTTGAGAGAACGAGTTCTGAGAGCGTTACATGATCCCACTACTAGCGGCAACCAAGGCTAAGGTTCTGGCATGGCTGCCGCACGTCCTGGCGGGCTATGATTATCCTACAAAAGAAACGGATAATATAATTCCAGATCTCATAGCCCCGGCTATCACCTATTACTTCAGCTCGGTCGGCACGCCGTCCCTCTACAGCAACACCATCCTGCGAACGGTCAGGAACGCAGACGGCACCCTGGACGACTTCTGGGGGCAGTATCACTTCGCCACCATGAACGTGGTCCTGCGGGCCAACACGAAGGCAGAGATGGAGGTGATGTGGTATGCATTCTACGCCCAGTGCCTATCATCCCGCCGAGATGCCGTGATCTACCGAGACGGCTGGCGGTTTCTTGAGATCCTGGACAGTAAACCCCTCGATCCTCAGAGGCTCGATGGAGGCAAAAATCTGTTTTGGGCGCAGGTGGATCTGAAGCTGGAGTATGAAGTTAGCGCGGTATCGCTTGACGATTATATCAAGACAGTTCACAATGAAATGCAGGTAGGCGAATCAGAGGACCATATCACCTGGACATCTGAGGTGAGAGAGGTCGAGCTCGCGGTTGGAATAGTGGCATGCATCGCCGCTGCTGTTTAGCTATTTTCTAATTTATTTTGAGGTACCTATGGCGAAAAAGAAGATTCTCATGAGGGCAGTGGACGCTATGCTGCTGCCAAATCCTCCCATCACGAAAGAGCAGTTTCAGAAGTGGGTAAAGGAGTCTGGGCTCGCGATAGCTCGGAACAAAAAGGTTGAGGTTGAGGTGGATGCCTAATGGCCGAAATAATGCTTGGTAATCAGTACAATTTCCTGCGGCACGTAGTTACTCTGGAGAGCATCGGCCAGGTAGCCGTCACGGTTGGCCGTGGTGTCGTCGTGGGCATCGGCACGGCCGACAGGGGGCCTGCGATGGTTCCCTACGGAATCGCCGCAAGTGCCGCCAGCAAGATCAAAAAGACTTACTATGCCGGGAAACTCAAGGAAGGGCTTGAGGCTGCCGCAGACCAGGGCTGCTCAATCGTGTACGGCGTCCGAGTTCTGGGCGCAGGCTACGCAACCGCATCCCTTGACGTGGAGGACGGAGATGACAATGTCGTGGGCACCTTCGAAGCGACCGGGCCCGGCCTCTCTGGCAACATCCCGACAATTACCATAGAGCGAGGAGATCTACACTTCACCACCGTGGAGTCCTTCGCAGGCAACGGCGGCACTTCGGCTTATGCGCTGCTCTACAATGACATCCACGAGTCAACTGTCAATTACGTCGAAGTTGCTGGTATCGCTTACACCATAGTCTATACAGGCGATGCAGACCCGGCCCAGACACCGAAAGAGTGCAAGGTAGACAAGACACTCGGCGCGCTATCATTCGCCACCGGTGAGTGGCCGACCACTGCCCAGAAGGTCGAGATCCGCTATAAGGCATACAGCAGGAAAGTCACAATCACAGACGTGGACGCCGGCACGCTGCCTATGGTCTACAACAACATCAAGAGCCTGACCATGCTCGATGCCAAGATGAAGAACGATGCGCTGGTCTCGTTCACCATGGAGGTCGGAGCTACTCATCTGCCCGAACTCATGGCAGCCACCAACATGACGGGCGGCCTGAATGGCGCCACTATCGTCGAGGATGATTGGGATGCTGCCTTTACCGCCGTGGTCGAGAATCTCCCAGCCAACGTCTACCCATCTGCAGTATTTGCCACCGAGTATGGCATAGATGAAGGCCAGGTCGAGATCGTGGCCCTCATGGACGCCTTCTTGACCAGGATGGCCAACAAGCCGGTGGGCAAGATGTCACCGTGCCAGGGATTCATCTCGCTGGATCAGACCGCCGAGGCCGAGGACTTGACAGACCTCGTGGCAGGGTACAATAACCTGTTCATGACCTTGATCAGCAACGGCTTTGACAACACTGAAGCGGATATCGCCGGTGCGCGGGCAGGACAGGAGGCAACTCTCAGGCTGGGCACATCTCCAGCAGTAGATGACAACAGCCTCAAGGGAATTCAGGGACTGCTCTTCCAGTGGGATGAGGCAGAAAGAGAGGTGCTGAATGCAGCCGGCTTGGAAGTGATGATCAAAGAGACGGGGGTGCATCCCTATGTCGGTGTCACCACCAACCTCGATGATTCGTTCTACCGGACGGTGGACGTGAGGACCATCTGCGCCACTATCATAATTGTGGATCAGATCGTGAAGAAGTTCATGAACGAGCGCAGGACCGCGACCAACCTGGCCCGGATGAAGGCGTCGATTGACGTGCTGCTCGAAAAGTTCATGGGCATGGGCGTGCTGGACACTTACACACTGGCCGTCACCCCCACAGAGAGCGATCATAATGCAGTGGACATCTCTCTGAAGATTCAGCCAGTCGGACACATCGAGCGGGTCCAGACCTGGATAGGCGTCGAGTACTATGACACAACCGCCATAGCGGAGGCCTAGATATGGCAGACAATTACAACTCTATCGGGCATCACCCGAAATCTACATACATGGTCTCGGACGGCTATGCGCTGCACAACATCTCCGGCCTGGATCTGGTGATTGATATCGCAGGGCTCTATTTCCCCCTGCGGTCAATCAACTATGCAGCCAACCATAACGTGTCGGATGAGCACGGCACCGGCACGCATGATCCGGTGGCTCTGACCAACCAGGAGCACACATACACCGGCAGCTTTGCTTATGCATCGTTCCTGGTCACTGGCGAGAACGTCATGACGCAGAAGGATGCTCTGATCCTCACCCAGCTCCTGCAGGATCAGGCAGATGAGGGGCTCTCTAAGTACTTCGATATCTACATCCTGGAAGTGCAGGGCAAGAGGACCCCCCAGGCAGGTATGACTTTTGAGGAGGCCATCGAGGCCGAGATTGGGGCCGGAAACTTCGGGTACCTGGAGGCGCTCGTGGACTGCAAGGTCACGAAAATCAATCGAGACATCCCGGAGAAGAACACGGTGGTGTCAAGCCGAGATTTCAAGTTCAGCTACAAGCTCCCTAGATGAGGGGGCATATTTCTATTTTTATAATAAACAGCAATAGGAGCTTTTCATGCCAAATTATCTTAGCCGAAAACAAATTTTGATGGGGAAGAATTTTGAGATTGAAGTGCCGCTAGAGCAGTACGGCGGTGCTGTGGTTCGCTGCCACGCCATTCCAGATCTAGGGCTTGCCAGAATAGAAGACAGAACGGAGTATAAGCTGGAGGACGCCCTGGCGTCGATGTCCTCTCAGGGGCTCACCGACGAGGAAGTAGCCTCGCTTAAGGCCGGACCGCTACCGCCTGAGCTGGCAGAAAGGGTGTCCAAATGCTTCACAGAGGAGGAACTGGCCGAGATCCGGTCAGGAAACGCCCTCCCATCAGACCTAAAAAAGAAACTGATCGGGCAATTCACGGCAGAAGAAATCGGTCAGATTGAGGTTAAACCGCCCTCCTCAGAACTCACGGCGAAAGCATCCAAGGCACTATCACCAAAGCTCACGCTCTTCCTGGGCGAGCTGTGCAAGGCAGGCATCGTCCCAGATCCGGGGTGCACCTGCAAGGGCAAAGGCTGTGATGAGTGCGACGTAGCCGCAATGGTTGACGAGCTGAGGGGCTTCTCGGTGCTCATGATCGGCATGGCCATAATCGGGGCCTCCACAGCGGCCTGGTCGGAGATCGAATCTTTTTTCTTAGCCCAGAAGGCCAGATCTGGTCAAGAATAGCCTGCATGGGGCAAGGATTCGGGCCGGTGGCGGACCTGACCTCGGCTCAGATCCTCTTTCTCGGCCTGGCTGGGATGGAGGACGCCCAGATCAAGGCCGGAAATGGGTTAGTCAAGAGGGGGGCGGCCGTGGCACAAGAAGGAATGACGACCAAGGATTATTTCGCTATGCGGAAAGCGAAAAAGCCAGGCACGGAAGAGCACTCGGCCCTGGTTGAGAAGAGGCAGAAGCAGGCGGGGATGAGGAAGATCCTGGACGGCAGGGTCCGGGCACTGGTGCAAGAAGATATGAGATACAGGTAAGGGATTAACATCACTTTCGCCCCGCGCTAATCGATTTGATATAGTTTTGAGGCCTTGTTAGACATATGAGAAAGGGGCAGCATATGAGTGCGGAATCGAAAGCAAAACTCTCGTCAACACGGAAGAAATTGGGGTTGGGGTGCGCGTCTGGGGCAGCACATCCGATGTTTGGGAGGCATCACACAGAAGAAACACGTGCTAAACTATCTGCCAGCAACTCTGGTGAAAAACATGTCAATTGGGGGAAACACTTATCACCCGAAACGCGGGCCAAGATTTCTGCGGCGAATCGAGGAGAGAAAAATGCCAAGTACGGAAAGACTGGTCCACTTTCAATTAGATATGGAAAACACCACACACCCGAAGCAAAACTGAAGAACTCCATTGCACATTCTGGAGAGCAAAGCCCATGTTGGTGGGGCGGGGCAAGCTTTGAACCATATTGTCCAAAATTCAATCACGAGTTTAGGGAGAGGGTTCGGGAATTTTTTGACCGCACCTGCCTGATATGTGGGAAGACAGAAAGTGAGGATGGTAGAAGGCTTAACGTCCATCAGTGGATAATTCCGGTGGTTAAATGACGGAAAGACAGGTCACAATCAAGCTCGATGTCGTAGATGGCATAGGAAACCGCCTCGTAGAGATCCGCAAACAAAGGGACGCTCTTCTAAATAATTCCAAGATAAAGCTAGGGATCGATTCATCCGGTTTCGAGCAGGCCCGCAGAGCGTCCGTAGCCGCCAGCGCCGCTCATGCCGGGGCCATGAAGGATCTGTCCGCACTAGGCGGAGCCCTGACATCAAAAGCAGTCGCACCGCTCGCTCAGTACCAGCAGGCCCTCGGAGCCGTGGCGAACGCTGGCCGGGCGATCGGGCCGGGCCTGGTATCCTCGCTGGGCAGGGTGTCCGCAGAGTTCCAGCGTCAAAAGACTCTGGCAGCTTTCTGGGGCACATCCGGCGCCATGCACCTGGGCGTAGCCTCTCTCAAGTCCTCACTGTCCGGCTTCCTGGCCGGCAGTGGGACCGGCTTTACGGGGTGGCTGCAGAACGCCTCTGCCAATCTGGTCCAGTACCGCACCGCCCTTACCGTCGCAGCGGCAGCTATGGTCGGAATGGCGGCAGCAGCGGCCCTATCATCGAAGCATTCTCAGAATTACATCAAGTCCACCCTAGACAGCAGGCTAATGGCCCGCAAGCTGCCCGACAAGGCCGGAGCCGAGAAGTGGATAGAGTCTGCCCAGGGAGACGACTGGTCCGCGGGCCGAGACTCCCGGATGGGCACCTTCCAGACAGTGCTCAGCAAGAACAAGGGCATGGGCCAGAAAGCCGCTCAGAAGGCAACAGAGGATATAGAGAAGTACTTCTTTGCCAACCAGGAGATGCTCCAGAAAAAAGGCATCGCTTCCGCAGAGCAGCTCGCCTCAGAGATCTCTGCGCCCCAGCTCTCAGGAGATTCCGCAGCCAAGTTTGATGATATCTTTGGCCTCGGATTCTCAACCACCTCGGCAACAGCCAGGTTGGCAAGGCTCGGCACCGAGGCACCGGATGATAAGCAGCTCGCCGGCGCAGTTGCCGCCAGGCCGGATGAGGTCCTTAGCAAGCGGCTTACCGCCACAACGGCAGCTATGGGAGATGCTGTGCTACCTGCGCTCAACAGCGTCCTGGGCGGCTTCATCAAGCTCTCTGACATCATAGGCAAGATCCCAGGGCTCGGTAAGGCCATGGGATGGGGGGCGGTGCTGCTCGGGGCTGCATCTGCAGGGCTCGTGATGGTCTCCATGGTCGGCTCGCTCATACCTGGCCTCATGACGGTTATCGGCCTGATATCGAAAGCAGGCATAGTTACCAAGCTCATGGCGGCTGCTCAGTGGATTCTCAACGCGGCGATGAGTGCCAATCCGCTGGGAATTGCTATCATGGCCGTAGTGGGCCTGATTGCAGTACTCTACGTGCTTGAGAAAAGGTTTGGGCTAGTTTCGAAAGCCTGGAAGATGTTCTCGGAGTCGAGCATCGGAAAAGGCGTTTTTGCTGCGATTGCAGACGGAAAGAAGGCGATCGAGGACCTGCTGGGCACACTCGGCAAGGCATACAAGTCCGGTGGCGTGGGCGGCGTGCTCAAGGTGGCTTTGGAGGGGATCGTTGCCAATTCGCCGCTCTTCAAGATGATTGCCTTCATCTTCGATATGCTCAGGAAGCTGTGGAACAACAGCAATATCCTGAATAAGCTCATCAATTACGGTGTCGTGATCTGGCAGAAGATGGTGGATTTCTTCACCTGGCTGCTTGATACCATAAAAGGCGGCCTCGCCTGGCTCCGTGACGGCCTCGGCATCACGAAACGCGAAAAAGAAGCCGATCTGAAGAAGGCCGAAAAGGCAGCAGGCCTGACGTGGAAAGAGAGCCGCCCAGACTCACCTGCTGGGTGGTACACCGGGGGAAACCAACGCAAGGAGGACGTGCCGGACTCGTTGCTAAGGGCCAAAGAAGCTTACGACAATGCGCCCAAGAGCTTTATCGATGGGCTTCCGGGCGTCACAGAACTCACGAGGGCGATCAATGCTTTGATCACGCAGCTCTCGATAAAGGCAGTTGCTGCCACGGTCAACGAGGCAGGGAGCGCATATGTGGACAATACCGCCAAGAAATATGAATCTGTTAAGGCAGATAAGGGCGAGTACATAGCAGCGCAAACCACATGGCGGCCCTGGTGGATGCCAGGTGGTGGATTATATGGTATGGCAGAGGGCGGATCCATCATCGGCTCCGGTGCTATAATCGGGCACCAAGGAGAGCAAGTCAATCCAGCAGATGTGGTTGTCGGAGGAGAGACCACCTTGGGAAAGATCAATAGGATGTTTTCTGGCGCGCCTGGTCCAGGCGGCGGGCAGACAATTCATGCGCCCATATCCCTGACAGTCGTCATTGAAAAGGTCGAAAAAACCGCAGACATTGACCAGATTATTTCCAGAATCGGAAACGAGGGTGCTGATAAATTGCTCTTTGCCCTGAGAAACAAAATGGAAAATGGGAGCACGCGCGGGATTGGTTATCTGAGGGGATAAACCCCTCCTCAGAGCGCATGAAGCAATTTGTAATTTTCCCAATCCTCTTTAGAATTGACAGTCATGGGAGGATCGTCTCGGTTTCCGATATCCCAGACATCTAAACTCGAATTTAGCGCCACGGCCTTCCCAAAACACCCGATGGCTTCGTCGTAAGTGTTGAACTTGCCAGAAACAGCATATAAGGTCAGTCCCAGACTATACCAAGCTTCAGCAAACTTAGGATCTAGTCCAACCGCGTGGCGATAGGCACCCGTCGCATTCGCTATCTGTCCGAGACTGTCATAGGCCAGGCCCTGATCATACGCCTTCAATGCGGAAGCATGATTCAAGTCTGTGCTGTTGTTCGTATCTGCGGCAAGACAGAGCCCGCCCAGGCACGTAAGCAGGCATAGCACAATCAAGATCTTTCGTAGCATGCTCAACCATCTATCATTTCTAGCTTAAAATCTTTTCCAGGAGTTTCTTATGTCGGTTTCAGATATCCTACGAAGCCTCGGCAGCGAGAAGATGGCCGCCACTATCTCGCTTGTCGATTCCGCTTTCCATGTCAAGATTCACGGCATCGAGCTGGGGGTCCGGGATATGAACGATCCAGACATCTCGCAGCCCAATCCGCTGGAGATCCGGTACAGCCAGGAGTTCGAGATAGTCATCCACAAGACTGTGGGCCAGAAGCCGCTCACGCAATGCACCATCCCAGACGGCCTGTGGAGCATCCTGGTGAAATATAACAGCTTGAAGGGGACGGATGGAGACATAAGCGATAACCTGAAGTCTATCAAGGGGCTGCTGGCCGGGCCTAAGAAATTCTACTCTGCACTCTTCCCAGAAGGGCTCTGCACATACGTCCAGAAAAAGGAGATTGTGCAGACCAAGGGCGCTAAGGACTGGTATCACAGCGTAGAAATAAGTTTGCTGGAAGCGAATTCTGGAGATTAGATCAGCTCTCGATTGTGATCTTGTACTTCTCGAAATATTCCTTCAAAGCGTCCTCAACAACTTCGCTTTGCGCCTTGGAGCTGTTCTTACTCTTAGCGGCATGGGATCGCAGCGTGTGCATTATTGGGTCGGAAAGAGTTAACGTGGTTCGCGCCATAAGTCCTACTTAGCACCTCAGTTTAAATAGCTAACCGTTCAATGATGCTATTAGATCAGTATGCTTATATACTGGTGCGTAGTATTAGCTTTCGGTGAGTTTGTGAAGATAGAACTAGAGCCTATCGAAAAAGTGTTTGAGATCGAGATAACTGGGAAAAAGCCACTACTGATGCACAATCCCGTAGAATCGATGCGTGTCTCCGAAGAATGGAGGCAGAAGGGCGTATCTCATCCGCCTTCAGACATTCAGGCAGAATCAGGACTTTACAAGAACGAAAGGGGCGAAATCGTTCTGCCGAGTCTGGTGCTACTGGACACAATCAGAACGGGCGCAGCAGACAAGAAGGTGGGTGGCAAAGGCAAAGCCACTTTCAAGAAGTTGGTATATTCCGGCTTGGAAATCGAACCAGATGATCCAAAGCTAATCTATGAGAAATGGACAATAGACAGCCGTCCGGTAGTAATCGGAAAGGCGCGAGTAATAGCGAACCGGCCAAGGTTCGACAAGTGGTCTTGCATCTTCAGAATCCGGGTGGTTGATCCCGTCTTCCTGAATCCGGCAAACGAGGGCCCAGAGATTATTCAGAGCATCCTCGAAAATGCGGGCAAGCGCGGCGGTATCGGTGATTTCAGGCCGCTCTTCGGGCAGTTCACCGTTAGTAGGATCGAAGAGGTTTCGCCTTGTACGAGCGAACCGACTTAGAGCAGATCGTTTTCGATTTGCTAAAATCCAAAGGAATTGAATTCGTTGAACAATATCCGACAACAAGCGGCTTTGTGTTGGACTTTGTACTAAGTCCGAACATTGTCCTTGAAGCGGACGGTCCTTGTCATGATTCAAGCAAATCCAGAAAAAGAGATTGGTTTAGGACCAAATGCCTGAAATTGGAAGGTTGGAAAGTCTACCGGCTATCACATGAACTGATCAACGATCCCGAAAGGCTTTCGACAAGACTGACCGAAATCCTGCTCAAGTGAGCGGTCCGGTGAGGTTCGGTGAGGCGCGGTCTGGTCAGGCAAAGTCTGGTGAAGCAAGGTAAAGTATGGTTATCCCGCTCCCGAAAGAGAGCGGAATCTACGATATGGTTTGGTAATGTGGGGTGAAGTATTGTCAGGCAAGGTGCGATGAAGTGCGGCGATGTGATGTCTGGTTTGGTCCTGTAAAGTGTGGTATGGACAAATAATCAATTTTAATTTTTTTCTTATTTTTTCACAAGCAAGGAGCTATTATGCATATTACTCCAATATTAATACTAGATGGCACTGATGTGTCTCGATATTTCCTCACTTGCCACATGGAACAGACGGGCAATAGCAGCAAAGATCCTGGCAAGTATGATATTGTTTTGTGCAATCCAAGCGGGCAATTCTTTGGGAGCTTTGCACCAAAAAGTATTGAGGAGATCACCGAGGAAGAATTGGGCAATTTCAAGACAGCTCCAAAAAAGCGAGTATCTTTACAGGTCCGCGTCAGCAAATTGGGGTGCGATTCGACATCAACCAAAACCATCAACGTGTGCAGTGGCGAAATTCAAAAATGTGAGTGCGACGAGCTTTTCCTAAAGATCGAGGGGTCTTGCTCAGAGGGTGGGATGACGGCCAGGATCAACCCCAGGATCTGGGCAACAGGGACGCCCATAACCACGATTGTCAACGATCTGCTAGACGATTTCAGCTATACTGGCGTCCGGCACATCATGCCATCCAAGAACACCACAGATGATGTCAACCCGACGCTTGACAAGGGAATAGACTTCGACACGGCCCTATACACCGTTTCCTGCTGGGCGGAGTCCATCTATTTCTTTGATGAAAACGATGAGTTCTGGTTCTGCCCGGCTACGAACCTGCGCGGCTTCTCCAACCTGACCGGCTCAATCCTGAGAGGCAGCAACGCCACCAATATGGTGGGCTACTGCAATCACGTCGATGTCTATGGGGGTGCACCCGAGGATCTGTGGGAGGGCAAGACCCACAACCTGATTCATGCCTTCGCAGAGCCCGACAATGATTGGGAGATCCAGTCTTACGGCCTGCTCAAAGCTCCGCCCGTCGTGCTGCCTAACGCAGACCAGGCGAAATGCCAGGAAGTCGCAGACAAGCTCCTGGAGTGGTATCGCCAATACAAAGACGTGCCAACGGTCAAGGTAGTTGGCAAAGCCCCCGGCCTGCTCAGCAAGGTAGCTTATCGGCCATGGAACGGACAGATGCCCCCCGTCAAGTGCGATGGCGTAGAAGAGGCCGAGATGGGCGCCGTAATGGGCCTGGTAACGCGCCGGGTAGTCGATATCTCGGCGGAGGGCGGGTTCGTCAGCTCGCTTGATGTGACTACCAACTTCCTGGGCGTTAACAAGCCATCAGGCGACCAGGATATCATGAATTTCTACTCCAACTACAGGAATGCCATAGATCAGGATGATTCTGTGGTGCAGAAGTATCCGGGAGTTTTCCTCGTATGATCACCACAGCACTGCTCTCAGAAGAGAGGTACATTGAAGCGATGCTGTCAGCCGAGGCGAAAGACCGCACCATCAATTACCGCAGGCTGAAGGCGGATCGATCTATCACGCTCCTCTACAATCCGGCCACAAAAGACGGCAAGTTTTCCACCAAGCTCAACGCCAGGGCGGAGCTGCCCAACGGCTATTATGAGGCTTTCCCTCATATCGATTTTGCGGAGACTGTAGCGCAAAACAATGCTAACCTGAAAAAATACGGCTGGCCGGAATACACGGGGATCTGAGCCATGGTTTCCAATGTCCGAGATAGGAATATAGACTCCTCCCGGAGAGAGGATTCTAGAAAAGGCCAGGTAGACCGATGCGAGGTCATCAACGTCCGGCCCCATGTCCAGCCTTATCCGGCAGATAAGGACTTCAACACGGTTGACGTTCAGCTCATAGACCGGCCCCGGATCTCTGACAAGGCCCTCACCATCGAGTATGTCAAGCTCAACAGCCTGCAGAGAGAACATGGCCGCTTCCAAGGCCATCCATGGCACGCCAGAATAGGAGATATGATATATGTCTATTGGCTGGCAGAGAGAGAAGCCTTGGTCCTGGGCACCTGCACCTCAGTCGAGCAGGAGCCCGTCTGCAGGTCCCAGGCAGACGACCAGCAGCAGGAATACGTCGAGAAGCTTTGCCCATGGGAGGAGCCAAGCAAGAACGCAGATGGTAATTATATAATTTTCCCTGAGCCAAAAAATCCAGACTGCCGTAAGTGGTGGCCCAAGACGCTTGACAGCGTTGTTATATATGACTGCCCGCTCGGGAATGCCATGCCGAGCTGTGGAATTTGTGACGGCCTGGACAACCTCATATACGGCACGTGCTTCAAAAACTTTTCATACAAGAGCCCGACCGAGCACGATAAGCAAAACCGCTTCAAGTTCCAGCACATGAGTCTGGCGTACTGGTATTTCGACGCGGACGGGACATGGCGAATCCAGGGGTCCATCCTGGAAGAAAATGGGCTAGACAATACGTATCTTGGGCATATCCACCACGACCCGTATGGGTCGATAGATGTCCATGGCGACACCTATACAGAGGGCACAGAGGACATCATCGGAAATCGTATGAAGGTATATGGTCATGCCGACCCTACCTCAGATGAACATGGAGAGATCGCGGCAGAACTCATTAATTTGCAGAAAATGGCGCTTGTGCGGATTTATAAGGATGGTTCCGCGCGGGTGCGGGCATCAACCGACACGACAGGCAATACGGCAAAGGCAGAGATCTTTCTAGGGATTGACGGCAATTGCTGGCTGCGGAACGCGATTGCGGACAGTAGCTGCGAGATAAAATCAGACGGAACGATCGTTCTGGATGGAGATGTCGAAGTGACTGGCAGCCTGACACATGGTGGCGCGGCGTGCTGCAATATCGCCGCCGCTGGCTGGGAGGATTGTTGATGGCAGAAACCTGGACATACTACGATGCCAACACAATACAAGTCGCCGGAGATCTTACCGCGAAATATTGGGCTAACCAGCTCGCCAAGATTACTCAGGGCGGCGCGGTAAAGTTCTTCATAATCGCCGCAGTTGCGCTCGTTTCTGGGAACACCCGACTCTCGATCAACGGATGCGGGGTCTTCGTCCTGACGAACGAGACTATCACAAGTCCGGCGATGACGACCAACGCCGCAGCACCCGCAGTCCCGTATGGATTTGGACAACTGCGGCCAAACCAACACGGCGATGTAGGCATCGGGGCGCCTACTAAACTCGTGGCTAGACTGGTGGTGAAGAAAAACACCGGATATATTTACGACGAGACCACAATAGCAGCACTATTTGGGAACGAGTCGGGCGCAGACTGCGTGTTCGTCACCGGAAACACCGTTAACGGCTGTTTTGGGGTCGACAGCGACGATCTTGACCTATGGCTGAACTACCGAGGATATAATGGTGGCGTAACCCGGTATCGGAGCCTCTCAATTGGTAACGGCAAAGGAAATTTGATCCTGAGGGCTGTTGGTAGTCTAGGCAATATTGATATCGGCGGCTCAACCGCGCCGTTGGCAAAATTGTGCGTCAATGGTGGCGTAAATATCGGGGGGGTCGCGGACCCTGGAGATAACAATCTGGCGGTTGCCGGAAATATCGGCGCCGGAGGGATCACTGGACCTACCGCGCACCTGCACATACCCGAGAACGGTACAATATTTTTCGCGGACAACGGTTCAATATCATCGGCTGATGCATACCATAGAATATTTTTTGACCGCGCTAACAACGCCCTGGAATTTATCGAGTGGGGTAAAATCTATTTTTCACCCGATGCTTACAATGGAGCCCGTAGCATATCATTTTCGGGGCAAGGAAATGCCCATTTTGGCGGCACCGTGACTGCCTCCGCGTATGTGGACGATACCCCCGCATTTACGGGGGACGCTCTCGCGGAAATCAAAAAAATTTCACATACGCACGATAAGAAAATCGACCACTCAACGCTCCCCAAATTCGCACAATTTCCGCACCGAGTTAAAAACGGAAAAGAGAGGATTGGGCGAGATATTGGCGGAATGGTCTCGATCTTGACCGTTGCAGTCCAGCAGCTTATAGCAGAAAATGAAGCCCTGAAGGCTCGCGTAAAATTACTGGAGGGATAAATATTCAGATCTATGAAAACATCCGAATCATAAGAGACGACTTAACCCCCTTTCTGTACGATAATCCCGCGATTGTTTCCAAGCTGGTAGGGCTGTGCAACAAGAACTGCCCGGTTGATGTCCTTCTGTGGGAGATCTCTGATATCTGCGGCCTGAAGAGCCTCACCTGGGATATAATCAAGCAGCTTATCGCAGACGCCAAGGCGCTCGGCGGTCTGGCTGAGGTTGCCATAGCGGGGGATGTGCTCCCGGCAGCTATGCCGCGCCCGCCCGCCCCCTCTGGGATGGGCTGCAACCAAGGCGGGAACGTCTGGGTAACGCCACCCGCCGAGCCCTATATCTTGCGATTCTATGTGAACGGAAATTACAAGCTATCATTCAATAATTATAATACAACTTCTCTGGAATCGCTGGGGGCAGTCAGCAGCGATATAGTTCAGATCTGCCAGGTCACGGACGGCATAGTCGGGTGGTGGGCCAGGAAAGAGGTGCCGTAGATGGCTTTTGGCGACGTGAAAATGAGCGGCGTGTTTGAAAACGGTATCTGTAGATGTCATGGCAGATGGAGCCCTGTAAGGACCTCTTCAGGGGACGTGGCGCGTGTTACAAAAGAACAGGATTGCATCATGCAGCGCATACAAGTATGGCTTTCAGTAAAAAAGGGAGAGCGTCCACTTTTTCCAAACTTCGGCTGCTGCATCCGATCTTACATGAATATGCCGCTCACAGTCTCGATCCTGAAAAGCCTGAAAGGCCAGATCCAGGCTGAGCTGGAAGAGCTTTTCCCGGAATATATTGTCGCTGGGCTCAGATTGGAAGTACCCGAAAGAAATTCGATCTCGATCAAGGCCTACATCGGCCCATTTCCGGTTGAGTTTTTGGGGAACGCTGCGAGTCTGAATGAGATGAATTCGCGGCTTAATGCGGCTCTGAAAGACTTGGGAATGGCGAGCTACTGAGGTTTAAATGGCGCAGGATTTTACGGAATTTCTTAATTACAGTGCTAATGACATTTACGAGGACTGGTTAGATTTCCTGACCACCAGGGATCCACTGCTACAGGATCGTTCTGTTGCCACTTTCAACAGTATTTTAGCAGAGGCCATAGCATCAGAATTTTGGATTTTTATACAATTGCTCAAAACCAAAGTCCGCGACTCTTCCATCCTCACCGCGACCGGCGCGGCGCTCTCTGCTATCGTTCTGTCGATGTTGCCAGAAGGGCGACAGCCTGGCATCCGCGCCATGGGAGTGCTCACCTTCTCCCGGCCCACCGCTGCTCTGAGTGCTATCATAATCCCAGCCGGCACCATCTGCGCCGCTCTGGCCGATGACGGCACGCTGCTGCAATTCTCGGTCGATGATGCCGTTACCCTGGGGATCGGGGATGTGCAGGCCTATGCCTACGCCACCGCCCTGGCCTCCGGTACGACAGGCAACGTCAGCACCGGGCTAGTCAATATCATCCGCACGCCCATTGTCGGAATCCAGACAGTCACCAACGACTCGCCTTTCACGGGCGGTACTGACCAGGAGTCGGACACGGATCTCCGGGAGAGGGCCCTCTATACTATCTGGGTGAATGGCCGGGCTACCGTCCCACTCATGGAAGAGCACATAGACGGCGTGGCAGGGGTCCGGGAGGCTCATGTCCAGACACTGGGGCAGGGTGACGTTCTGCTGGTGATCGATGCTGTTGGAGACATTGATGATGATATAGATGACATGGTGCTCGACAACCTGGCAGCCGGCTGCACGGCGCCGGGTGTCTTGGGTGCAAGCCTCCGAGACGGTGCGCCACTGTTTGAGATCGGGGACACTGCCGGAGCTCCTGTCTGGGTTAGGACTCTGCAATTCTGCCCCACCGAGGTCTCGGTGCCGTTCGTGTACGACACATCCACGGCGACCGGGAAGGCAGGCAGGGCCACGATCCCAGCCCTATCACCGGCCGGAACGACAGTTCAGGCGGTGCAGGAAGAGGGCTTCCTGCTGGCTACCAAGATCGTCTCTTCCAGCTATGCCGGCACCCTGAGCTTTGATATTTTCATGATGCGGGGCACGTACCCGAGAGGTTACGTAAGCCCGGAGCTCCAGGAGGTGGACATATCCCTGGAGCTGGTCCTCACAGCCACGCCTGAGGCAGACCTGCTCGACAACATCCAGGCCTCCCTGGAGGCAAAGCTGGCCAGCTACCGGATCGGGGAGGAGCTGCAGTTCGCGGACCTGACAAAATACATATACATCGACTATGCGACATCCCGCGCCTTCTTGGGCATCGATGATGTATCAAGCTTCTCAGTCACCTGTAAGGGCTCCACAATAACCGGATTCGGAGAGCATGTTGATGTGGAGTCCGATGAGCGGCTGGAAGTCGGAACCGTAGCTGTCACTGAGGCAGCTTAAATTCTATTTTCTATCATATTTCGAGGTGTAAAAATGCTTACTGTAAATTGGAGAAGTGAACTGATTGTCACTGGCGGACCGTCTAAGCTGGTTGATGATCATTTCGAGGCTGAGGCGTACGATGTCAATCAGTTCGTCGTCGCGGCAGAAGGATCTGCTCTGGTGGATATCCAACCTGGCGATCCCGGAGACGTGCTGGCGATAATGATCACGTCCGACAATTACGAGGATCTGACGTATCAAGTTGATTCAGGCGCGCCCAACACGCTGGACGGCCCGCTCACGCTCATTGGGGTGGGTCAGGTGGCGCTGCTTGGGGCAACCTGCAACGTGTTCGCCTTCTTCAATGCCGGCACGGTGCTCGATGCCAATGTCCAGATTATTGTCATACGAAACGCTGTCGATTCCGGCCTGTAGGCGGGCAGTATGACGATACCCATCGCTTACAGCCTGGGAATCCAGGCCGAAGGGGGGCCCATCATCTCGGAGGAGGCCACGGTGAACGTCGGGGCTATTGACGTGTTGGGGATCCCGGTGCCCAAGACATCCGGCACCGTCATTGCGGACCTGCAGCCCGTGGCTCCGTTCGCCATGCAGTTGCTCTTTATGAAGTCCGACAACTATGCAGATCTGTATTATGCCAGTCACATCGAGTATCCGGCCACGGCGGGGACCCACATATCTGCCGCGTCACCATCAACTGACATCAGCTCGCTCCTGACTGGCGCGAAAATGAAGATCATGGTTGATGACGAGGACGACTACAGCGAGATCACCGTCGATGCCACGTTGCTGGACTCCGGCTCAGAGATCGCTGCTGCTATTGAGTCAGCTATCCAGGCACTGGGCGGGGCTTACGCAGCCGTGACCTTCGCCTACACGACCATATACACCTGCACCAGCGGCACCACGGGAGCAAGCTCCAAGGTGCGGATTACCCGAGGCACGTCGAACGACATGACAGAAATGCTGAAAATGGGAACGGCCCCAGGGACGCCGGCGTAGGGAGAAGTAATCATGGTAGGATATCAAGGCACTGATGTAGACGGGGCGGATGCCGTCCCTGACTGGATCGCAATGACCGGCCCGCTATTGTTCCTGGGGCCTGGCCAGATCGGGCTCCTGGGCGAATCGGTTGAGGTCCTCTACCTCAAGAATGACGGGGCCACACTGGACGCGACTGTCGAGATCCTGGTAGGCAGAGACGCAGAGATGAGGGGCGGCTAGGCAGATGGCGCCCAAAAAGAAGCCGCAGCCAAAAGAGAAGGCTGCGAAAGTGTCCAAGCCGACAGCGGAAGCGGTGCAGGAGTGTCCTGCCTATCATCTCTGCCGCGAGAAAAAGGCGGACTGCGGGATCTGTCTGGGGCTATCGGCAGAGGCTTGGAGAGAGCACGTCGCTGCGGTGCTCTCGCGTGGACAAAAGGACTAAATTAGGGCTGCTGCGGGAGCTCCGATTTGGCCCTTTTGTACTCGCCTAGATACCGAGCAGGGGGATATTCACCAAGTAGGCCCGCCTGACATCTTCCGGGTCAATGTGGTTGTAGATATCGATTGCATCCCGCCGGGCATCGCCTCTGAGCCACTGCATGTATTCTCTTGGCATCCCGGCACGCAGGAGGTGGGTGGCGTTCCAGTGCCGGCAGCAATGCGGCCCGAAGCGCTCCTCCAGCTTTTCGCTCGCCGGGTCGTGCAGCCCGGCCCTGGCCGCTGCCCGGACCACCGCAGACCAGATCCCGCGGTAGCCTAGCCGCTGGCCGTCCGGTGCCAGGAAGAGCGCCGGCTCAGATCCTGCCCTTCTCGCCCTGGCCTTGAGCCACCTCGAGAGCGCTTCTTTTGCCTCTTCGTCGAAGAAAACCAGGCGGTTGCTGCGCTTTCCCGTGGGCTTCAGTCTGATACTCAATCCCTCCAGGGATACATCCGCTACATCCAATGTAGCCATCTCTCCTCTTCTCATGCCTGTCTTCAGCAGCAGGAGCAGAATAGCCCGGTCCCTGGTGTCGATCGTCCCGGCTACCATGGAAGCGGCCTGCTCGATGCTGATTATCTGCCGCTCTTCGGCATCAGGCTTGTACTGCCTGAGATACTTTTTTCGAATAGCTCCTACCTCTTGAGCGGAGCGGCTCTTTCCCTGCTCCTCCAGAAGCTCGTAGAAGCTGGAGAGTGCCGAGAAATCGCCCTTCAGGGTGCCGTGCCTGACACCTCGCTCCTGGCGATATTGGAGATACTTCAGGAAGACCTCCCTACCGGCCTGTAGAGGATCTAGCCCGACTTTCTCGCAGTAGGATAGATATGCCCGGATGCGGGCCGAACTGGTTTGTATCGTGCCGGGGGCGAGGCGGCGCAAGCGCTGATCGGCCACAAAGGCGGCGAGGAGATCAGAGTTCATTTTCCCATATCTCGACACATCGTTTTGCTCGCTCGACCAAACAATTCGCTTCGTGCGCCCAATCGCCACCACACAACGCACAAACAAGTTCTCCCATATCATTATCGAAAAACGGATCACTCGCCGCTAACGCTCTTACAATTGCTATCGATTCATCGGGGGTCATTCTATCCACCTCCACCCCTTCACAGTCTCCTCGATCATCTTGAGGTCCTGGAGGGCATGGAGCTGCCCGGCCAGGACTTTGAGGGCATCGATGTTCTTGGCGTCGATCCCAAGGGCGCCCATGATCTCAGCGGAGCGCCAGACCCGGCCATCCTGGAGAAGGTCTATCAGTTCGGAGGAAAGCGAGCCCCGGCCTTCTGGGGTGGGCTGCAAGAAGAGGGAACCTTTCAGGGCGAAGATCTCAGTCTCCAGCTTCAGCCTGGCCGCTTCGGAATCCTTCAGAGAGCGCCGGGCCATGGTGAGAGCCTCCCGAGATTGGGCGGCTTCGCGGATCGCTGGAATGTTTGGAGAAAGGGTATGGTACTGCATCCCGGTTCGGATCATTTCGCGGGCGAAAAGAGACTCTTTTGTCTTTGCGGCAATTGCCGATTGCTTCAGTTCTTGGTATTCATCATTGGTGGGAAAATAGATCGTCAGGGTTCGGTCTCTGTAGCGTTCTGGCGGCATACTCTTCTATGCGCGAGTACGGTATATCTAGTTTTTGCATCCGGGGGCAGTGATGCTTTTACGGTAATCAGTCTTTCTTGAGCATTCCCATTTTCGCGTTGCATATCGGGCAGTGTGGTGCCTTCGCGAAATACCAAGGTATATAGAAGATGCCTACCCCTACGCAGAATCCAAGCCACGACCAGTCCTTTTTAGGTTTCACATTGCGCTGGCAATATTCACAGAACTTCATTTCAATTCACCTCCTCGATGAGCGAGGAGGAAGGTCTCGACTGCCTCATCACGCGTTCCGATTTTGTTCTTTTCTTGGTACTCTTTCAATACGGTCCAAGCTTCTTCGCTCACGACCACTGATAGACGTTTTTGCACCATAACAACAACAAACGCATGCTTGGTATTTTAAGTTATCTACGCATTCTACGCATTCTACGCAATCTTTATATACTAATGCGTTGTAGTTAGCGTATGCAAGGCAAGGTTAAGGTCGTAAACGGAAGTGAACATGTTTTCACTATCGAGGAAGCCGCTGAGAAGTTCCGGGCGTTCGGGCTCAAGGTCGGGCGGATCGGAGTTCTGGCGGCGCCCTTCGAGGTGGACTATCCTTTTGTGGCCGGGGCATCCGACGCGAGCCGCGAGCATATTGTAGAGATTCGCGGCGGCTACTGTGACCTGCTTGCACTCCAGAGGGCGATGCAATGAAGCGATGCGATACATGCGCCGCCTACCAATTCCCGCCGGATGATTTCAAAGGCCCGGCTGATATTGGATTTTGTAAAACATACGGGGCGGCCAGCCATGAGTCGGATAGCTGCCCCCAATGGCAACCAAGAGCGGAGGAAGAATAAGATGTGCGAAAAAGAACTGCCTGCCAATATAGTGGTAGAGCATATTTATGGGGCTTCAGTGGAGCCCTTGAAAATCAAGCTGGAGAAAAACACGAAGGGGTACAATTGGGAGATATCGTGCGCCGGATCTGACATGGCCGACATACTCTGCAAGCTCCGGGCAGCCGATGCGGCTCTAAAGGCTGAATGGGGGGCGACTTGAAAATGAAAATTGACGAAATAATTGAGAAACTTGGACAAAATCATGTGATAAGCTTTCAGAATCCAAAGATCGATTCTGATTACAATTGGGCAGGATACAGCCCGGCAAATGGGATGTTCTGGGTCAACGGCGAGAGCTTCAAAACGGCGGCGGAAGCCGCTGAAGAGATGGCCAAATATGGCTTAAAAAACTGGGTCGAAAGTGATCAGTGCATCGACGAATAGGACACTTTCACTCCACGCGCGGCATAGTAGCATAGATGAAAAGGTATATCATGAAAAAGCACAATTGAACAGTAGAAGCATAGCAAGAAAGAGCCCAGGGCAAAGCTGTGTAGGTCGCCAAACTTTTGCAGCTTCGTCCCGGTAGTTGCAACTAGCAGCGCGAGAATATGTATCTATCGGCTCTGAAAGTTGCGGCTCGTGGCTCCACCTTGCAAAAGAGGTGGGCAATGAACGGAAAACAATCTGCATTGGACGATATAATTTTGGCCTCGATCAGAGCTCAACCGGGCCAGACCATCACAAAGACTATTGATACTGTTTTGGGGCTCGTGCCGAGTGGCGTAAAGGCACCATCGCGAGACACAATCAAGCGCAGGATACATGAATTAGGGGCGCGCGGGAAACTCTACCTGCGCGAAGAGACTCTGGTGCATCCTCGCGAACAGAAGCAAAAGAAAATGGGCAATGATTGCCCAGACATCCCCCTCACAGAGGAGGCCTAGGCAGTGGCATCTTCTGTAGATGCGGTTCTAGAAAAAGCTTTCGTTCCAGGCACACCTAGCCGCCTCCGAGAGCTGGATATCATCGTCGGGAAGCTCTCGGATGTCATCGAGCCTGATGGCGAGGACTTCGTTCTCGCCAGGATCGCAGATGAGCTGATCGAGCTGCCCAAGGTGCTCTCTGCATCGCTCTGGGGCTACATGGGCGAGCGAGTCATAGTGGGCTGCATCACCGGGCAGATCCGGGCCGAGAGGAGCACGACAGCATGAATCCAGATCGATTCATCATAGGCGAGCGAGAAGTATCGTTCGTCGAAAATGTGCTTGTCACGGCTCGCCCTGCTCGGACTAGCTCCGCACATGCAGCCGATCTTCTCGCAGAATGCGAAAAGCGAGAAAAGGTGGGCTACGCGTCTGGTATTTTCAATTTTGGCATCCTCATGGAAGCTCTGCGAGATCTCGACCAGGGCACCCCTATCGAGATCAGTCTCTCAGTTGAGACCGTGTGCGGTCGGGCGAGGTTGCTCAAGATCGTCCATGACGATACTACGATCTATATGGCAGGCAGGACGAAAGTCCGGGCGAGCGACCCATACCCAGCACCGGACGCACTCACAGGAATCCTGCTGGAGAACGAGTATCTGAGGGATCGCATGGCAGAGCTTGAGATGCGGTCGGGTGGGATGGTATGACTCGCATACTGAAGCTTGGCCGACAACGAATAACTCTCACCCATTCCCAAAAGATTCGGACAGATATCTATCACCACCTCACCAGAGACGAAGCCTGCCTAATTGTCGGTATCGCACCACTCCAGGCGGGCATTGTATTGAGATTCCCACACGGGTTCGCTCATGCGATTCTCAAAATGAAGTGGAGCTATCCGGGTATGGTGGCGTCCGATTTCTGTGATTCATGCCGCTGGAAGCTGAAAGCATGGAGGAATCTGGAATGAGGCCCGATCCGCTGTATATCTGGCTGGCTGCTCTGGCGATCTGCTTCGGCATTGTCTCTCTGGTCCTGCTGCTGCCGATCGGCCATGCTGTTGAGCTGTCCATCACAGGCAACGCGAGCGGGCAGGGCTCGCATCTTCTGAATTTCACAGGCGAGCAGCTCAATGTTTCGATTTTGCAGAACGGCAGCATTTGGAATGTTACACTGGGAGGGCAGGCATGAGCCCGGAAATATTCGCCCATATGTGCGAGATCGCCGAAAGATGCGCATCTCGTGATCCTTACGTAGATCATGATTATTGGGCAGCGGAGGCGGCCAGGGCGCTGCCGATTGCCATGGTGCGGATCGATGAGCAGGCCAAGCAGATCGAGATACTGAAAAAAATAGCAATCGATGAAATTTCAGAGTTAATCACATATCCGTGCGCCGAATATCCCGGCGAGCAATGGTTCTACGATGAGGCCAAAAAGAGACTCGCCGCGGAATATCCTGAGGTGGAGTGGCCATGAGATCATCCTTGGCATCGCTCAGAGGCAAGAGGACGCGAGTCGTTGCCAATTTTGCCGGTGTCGGACCCAAGGGGCATGTGATCCTTGAAAATGTTAGGACAGTTGCCGGTCAGGAGCCATACTGTTGGATTGCCTTCGGTGACTGGAAAGGAAAGTTGCCGTTCCCTGGCTCGGAGATTCGCTTTCAGGCGACGGTGAGGCAGTATTATTCTGATCACCGGCAATGCTTCGATTATGGTTTGACTGCCATCGATATGGAGGGACGGGAATGAGTAATGAAATTCGCAAATATCGCGTCCAATCGGATTTTCAAGCAGACAATTTCGATCTGCATGTAATCGCGATCATGGGGCCGAAGCCGTGGACGGCGATCGAGATTGATCATTGCAGATGCACATTATCAGATCAACAAGCGCTAGATCTGATCTCAGTGCTTTCCCGAAGATTGCTCAGAAGAAAAGGATTCCAAGCAACCGAAAGCGGCCAGTGTCTTACATGTACGCCGGACGGGTTGCTGGAATTTGAAAGAGAAGCGGAACCGGAGCAGTTGGTATGATCTACCAGACGCCGATTGCGGTTTTGATGTATATTTTCTACAGGACGGGACGGCCATGAGGGACATAGATGATTGCATTCCAGCCAGGGCCTTCCTGGGGAGGGCCAGCTCGGACCTCATGAAGATCGTCCTGGCCGATAGGGACCGGCTGCTGGAGGAGATCTATGAGCTGCACCGGTTCAAGGCGCTGGCTGTGGATCTGATCGAATGCCAGAGCGGCGGAAGGGAGGGCGGAAGATGAGTTCTGAAGAGGTGCGGGAAATCAAAAATTTTCTCAAGTCCACCACAAAGAAGCGGGCCAAGAGCGCCCTTCTCTCTCCGGATGAGGCAGCCAAGGCAGAAGAGCCCTTGAGCGGGCCGAGAAGCGCGGTCTGCTATTGCAGAGTCATGGACCGCCGGGCAAGGGCACAAGAAGCCCACCAGGTTATGCGTGCGGGGCAAGGCGGGCCGATCACCGGGCAGGACGGGGCAAGGTTCGCAGACGTCGCAATCAACGATACAAAGGATCTGGATGCCTTCTATTTCCAGATGCTGGAGATGGTCGAGCACGGAAACCAATATCGAATGCGTGTGGTGATGGTGGCATGACCTTCGGTGATTGCGGTTCATGCTACTGGGATGCAGCGAGCCGGTGGGCCGGGCCTTGCCGAGTGGTCTCGGCTCTGGTGGCGGGGCAGGCTTGCCCTTCCTTCAGGCCTAGGAAGCTGACGCGAGCAGAGAAGAGAAAGGGAGGGCGGAAGGGATGATCACGCCTGCGCCGGAGCTTGACCGGATCATAGAAGGGGATTGCCTGCAGGTGATGAAGCAATTCCCGGACAAAAGTTTTGATCTGGTGCTGACCGATCCGCCTTATGGACTCAAGGAAGCGGCTGGAAAAAACCAAACACGAAGCGGACCTGCAGGATTCGATAAACGTAATGGGAAATATTATAACACTATCATAAAAGCAACCGATTATGGCAACGCTGCCTGGGATGATGCACCGCTCTCACCAGAGGCATTCACTGAGATTGTCCGAGTGTCCAAGAATCAGATAATCTTTGGCGGAAATTTCTTTGGTCTTCCAGCTTCACCGTGCTGGATTGTTTGGGATAAGGATAACTCAGGAGATTTTGCGGACTGTGAGCTTGCTTGGACCTCGTTTCCAACGGCTGTAAGAAAATTTGTTTTCCGGTGGAATGGGATGCTGCAGGAAGACATGAAGCACAAAGAAACGCGATACCACCCCACCCAGAAGCCGGTCAAGCTTTTCATGCAGATTTTGGAGAAATATTCAAAGCCCGGTGATCTGGTCCTTGATCCGTTCCTGGGATCGGGCACAACAGCGATTGCCTGCCAGAAGACGGGGCGGCATTGTGTTGGAATTGAACAGATCCCCAAATATGTAGAGATCGCCCGCGCCAGGGTTGCCGCGCTGCCTGCCAGGCTCGATAGATGGGCCGAAAAGGAAGAGGTGCGGGCATGATCGAGCGCACCTGCACCGCACCCGGCTGCCTTTGCCACCCGGCTCTCTGCGAGGGGGCGAGGTGCCCGGACTACAGGAGCGGGAGCGAGGAAAAGGTATTTATACCATACGTGCATACATACGTCCATGCCAAGAGAGGCAGATACGGTGAACGTGCATCTACGTTTCACCAGAGCAGAACACAAGAAACTGGTGAAAAAGAAAGATGCAATGGGGCTGACCTGGGAAGAGTACGTTCTCAAGGTGGCCGGAATAGAAGAGAGCGAATAACTAAGAATTGCCTGTCAATCGCTTACGACGATCAACAGGCGGGTTTGGTTAGACAATGAGTACAAAGATAGCTGGCGATATAAATAGCCTTCCTTCGTCACCACAGGGACAAGGAAAACACACCGAAGAGAAACAATACGGGCTATCCAAGGTGCTCGGCCAATGGCTTAGTATCATCAATCGAATCAAAACCAAGGCCGAAAATGGAGAATATTCGTCTTCGATGTGTGAAATAGCACAAAGAGACATATTATACGCAGATATCAACGCCGGTAGCGGGTGGAACCAAGAAGTTAATTGTATAGGTTCTCCGCTATTGTATTTAGAAGAATCTAAGAAGTATGATTTTGGTCAAAAGATACATTTCATCGAAGCCAATGCAGACAGTCTTACCAAGCTAGGAGAACGTGTATGGGAAGACTATCCAGAGTTCGTTGATTTGGTTGAGCTATGGAACGGAAACCATAGTGAAATCTTGCCTGGTATAATACAGAAAACCGGGAAGAGATACGGCCTAATCTATCATGATCCAAACGGGCTGCCAAGTTTTGATTTGCTGAGAAGCATAAGCCAATACTCAGATTTCCGATTCGTGGATATCTTGATAAGAATTTCTGGAACAAATTACAAGCGGATCAGAAACGGATTGGATGCATTTGGATCAAAGACCGGAAGACCCGAACTTGTAGGGAAATATCCGAATCTGAAGATTCAGCTAAAATCCATAAACAAGAAGCAATGGATCATAAGAGACATTGTAGATCCCGATCCTTCCCAGTGGACGTTCTTATTAGGAATCAATTGGACAGATTACCCGTCGTGGGAATCTCAAGGATTCTATAAAATCGATTCGTCTAAGGGAGCCGCGATACTGAATCGGGTGTCACACACGATCAAAGAGCTAGGAGACTTTGGCAATGGCAAGATTTGATGTAATCTACCAGCCAAAAGGACCGGCTCTGGAATACTCCGCTTGGGCATGTAACATAGTCAAGAGCATACAAGGGAATGATGGACCTAATAGCTGTTCTCATGGTTGCCTGTATTGCTACAATAAGCCAGGGACACAGAAAGGACCCGTCCTGAAGGATAATGTTCTTACCAGGTTGGAAACTGACCTCAAGCGACTCAAGGAAGTCATCAAGCCAGGTGAGAGATTGGAGTTCACCTTTGTCGGAGATATCTATGATCCGGCATTGCCTGATTACATATCAAGACGCTGCTTAATGGCCTGCAAGAACGCAGGTATTCCCTTCCAGGTGTTGACCAAGAATGGTATCACTGCTCGGACGGACTTTGATCTTTACGGCCAGGATTGCCTCTTTGGGGTCACTCTGACATGTGACAATGATGCAGATTCTAAGAAGTGGGAACCGGGCGCGTCTCTCTGGTCTGATAGAATAGAAGCTCTGAGATTGGCAAAAGAGCGCGGAATTTCAACCTGGGTAAGCTTCGAACCCGTGGTAGATCCAAAACAAACCCTTGGACTGTTGCCAATCGTCTCTAAATATGCCGATAAAATAAAAGTCGGCAAAATGAACAGTAAAAATAATCAGCCTTGGCACAATGAAGCAGTCAAGACGGTGAGCCGAGAAACCGATTGGGCGAGCTTTGGACGGGAAGCTATCAGAGTGTTGAATTCGTTGGGTAAAGAATATTACATTAAGGACGATTTGAAGAGGTGTTTATCACAAAAAGACATCGATGAAATTGGCAAACTGCAAATTGTAAAGGAACCGGAAAAAGTTCCTGGTGGAAATTCCGAGCCGCCCGTTGGCAACTCAACACATCAAAGAGAACTTCGCCTGGCCGCTCTGGATTATGCTTCCCGTGGCTGGCGGGTTATTCCGCTCTACAACATCAAGCAGGACGGCTCGTGTGTGTGCGGAAAGCCAGACTGTGACGGCAACAGCCGGGGCAAGCATCCCAGGGTCACAAAGTGGCAGGAGACCGCTTCTAACGACACCAAGAAAATAGAGTACTGGTGGGGAATGTGGCCGCAGTCCAATGTGGGCGTTATGTGTGGCCAGGACACCGGATTCATGGTCGTTGATGTGGACGGTCCCACGGGCGAGGAGAGCCTGCGAGATCGAGAATGGCCGAAGACCCACAAGGTGAAAACCGGGCGGGGGTGCCACTATCATTTCAAGTGGCCAGAGCTCGGTTTTCCACTTAAAAACAATGCCGGAATCCTCCCAGGGATCGATGTCAAGGTAGGAAAGGGACAGGTGGCTATGCCTCCTAGTGCCCACTACAACGGCTCTAAGTATGAATGGGAAGTAGGACCGGATGAATGCGAACTCGCAGAAGCGCCCGCTTGGTTTGTAGAAATTCTAAAGGAAAAATATGGACCTAAGAAAAGGCTGGAGGAGAACCTAAAGAAACTGGAAAATAATAAGAAGACGGCGATTAATAATAGGTATGCGCAGCGGGCTTTTGAAGATGAAGTAGCGGCGGTCACATTCGCGAAGGAAGGCAACAGAAACGCGCAGCTTAACACAAGTGCGTTTAAGTTGGCAACCCTGGTGGCGGGTGGAAGCCTCGACGAGTGGGATGTCAGAAGGCAATTAGAACGTGCTGCGGACAGGGCGGGCCTGGGAGAAGGCGAGATAGAAGCCACGCTGAACAGTGCTCTTGGCGCTGGGAAGCACCACCCCAGGGCGATACCAGAAGCGCCAGGACGGGATGTCTTCAAGCCGTTAGGCAACACCGGAAGGCCGCAGGAAGCCCCAACGGAGGAGCCCAAGAAAAGATTCCTGACTCTGAATAATCGTGGCAACGTAGAGCGATTGTTAGATCTCCACCGGGGAGATCTGAAGTATGTCAGAGAGTTCAAGGACTGGATCAAGTGGACAGGCAAGAACTGGGAGAGAGACGAAACCGCGCCTTATACCGCGCTCGATGACGTTATTTCTAATCTCTATGTAGAAACCAGGGACTGTGAAGACGACAAAAAACGCGCGGAGCTGGCCAAGTTCTCCTCATCATGTGGAAACAACAACAGCTATACGGCCACGGCAGCACTCGCCTCAAAGAATCCGGCGTTTTCTTTGTCGGTTCTGGCGCTCGATGCTGACGACTGCAAGCTCAATCTCCAGAACGGTGTCTTGGATTTGAATGATTTCGCTCTACTGCATCACAGCCCGGCATTCAGATTGATGAAGATCGCGGGATATGGATTCAACGAAAACGCAAAATGCGAGCGGTGGGAGCAATTCTTAGGAGAGGTGTTTGAAAACAAGGAACCGATCATAGATTATATTCAAAGGGTGGTAGGCTATTCACTCACCGGATCAATGGCCGAGAAATGCTTCTTCTTCCTTTACGGATCGGACGGAGATAACGGGAAAAGCATTTTCTTGGAGATCATGAGGGAGTTGGGCGGCGAGTATGCCAGGAACGCGGACATCTCGACCTTCCTAATATCGAAAAACGAGAAGGTCAGAGACGATTTGGCCGCGCTCTATGGAGCCCGGATCATTACCACAGCAGAGCCGGAAGAGGGCAGCCGGTTCTCGATGTCAGTTATCAAGCCGTGGACTGGCGGCGATCCGCAAACCTGCCGAGAGTTGTACGGCAAGATCTTCACCTATCAGCCAAAAGGCAAGATCTTTCTGGCGGCCAATAACAAGCCCGCCATCTACGAAAGGACAAACGCTGCATGGTCTAGAGTCCACTTGATACCGTTTAATCGGACTTTTGCCAAAGAGGAGCAGGACAAACACCTCGCCCAAAAGCTGATAAAAGAACTGCCAGGCATCTTGAACTGGGCGCTGGATGGGCTCAAGGATTACAGAACGCTTGGCGGTCTTTATCCACCAAAAGAAATCACGGACGCGGTTGAGGAATATCGCAAAGAGAACAATTCGGTGGAAGTATTCATCGAAGAAGTTTGTACTGTAAAAGAAAGCGTCAGCATAGACGGCCCACTGATTTACTCATCCTACAAGGAGTTTTGCGTAAATTCCGGCCTTCGGGCTTTGGGGTTGGGCAGATTCAACGGCGCTATGCAAGAAATGTGTGCTCTGAAGGGAGTAATTAGAGAGAGAAAGACCATCGGATACATCTGGAAGGGAATTACCGCACCTATACCAAACTTCTATCGAAGGGAGGACCGTGTATGAATGCATGCATTTCGTGTAACTCTCTTATTCTCTCTCTCTTTAGAAGAGTTATAAGAAATGTAAGCATTTGTACACAAAACATAGAACCGACAACAGCGAACGCTATCAAAACCAGGAGATGGTAGACAATGGAATGCAAGCTTTCAGAAGCCCAGTCCTCCCTCCTCACCCGTACCCTGAGTAGAATGAAGTCGCTGCACCAGAAGCCCAGCGCCTACATCCTCTCGATCATCCTGCGGGCCAATGACATACCTCCCGAAGACCTAGGCCAGGTCAAGGAATGGCTGGCTGCTCACCAGGAGATCGAGCCAGAACCGGAAGATCCCAGGGGCAAGCAATTCACTACAAAGTCAGAGACCGCTGTGAGCGATCCTGGCGTAGATGAAAAAGAAATGAAAGGAGCTGAAAAAGACATGACTACACCGAACGGAAATGGACAGAGAACCTGGCTGGACGACACCGAAGACATGCTTGATGGCAATTTCGTGAAGTTCGATGATGGAGACGAAAAAGTCCTGAAAGTAGTGAGAAATCCGATAGCAGGCCCGATAGAATTCACACAACCAGATGGCACAAAGAAGTCCAACGAAGGCCTCAATATCGAGGTCCTGGTGGATGAGAACCCCAAAATCAAGACCTGGAGCGTGACCAGCAAGTCTCTCATGCAGCAGATCAAGGCAATCTGCCTGAAGGAGAGGCTTGGCCCCGAGCTGGCCGGATCAACTCTCAGAGTCACAGCGTCCGGTGTTGGAATGCAGAGAAAATACTTCGTCAAGTTGCTCGCCCGCCCGCAAACTTCTCAGGCCCAGCCTCGCCCTGATCCAATCCCGGTCTCCGAGGCAGCCCGCCAGGCAGCCGCCCAGCCCGCGCCACAGGCCGTTCCTGGGGCAGAGTGGATAGAGAGCCAGAAGGCAGGCATGGCAGCGCCAGGAGCGAGATAGATGCCTTACAAGAACCGGGAAGAAGGATTGGCCAAGAGGCGTGCATGGTGGAGCGCCCACAAAGAAGAGCTTAGGGGGTATCGGCGGGACTATGCAACAGCACATGGCATACTACCAATGTCCGAAAATAGGAACTGTGCCTCTTATTTGGGCGTTCATGTAGCTGAACGCGTGTTGGCTGGATTGTTTGACCACGTTGAGCGAATGCCGGTAAACAATCCGGCATTTGATTTCATTTGTGGGAAAGGGTTCAAGATAGATGTGAAATCATCATGCTTAATAGGCGGATTCAGGCGGAATCCCCGTTGGCAATTTGATATACGGCGAAATGCGGTTCCTGATTATTTTCTGTGTCTCGCTTTCGATAATCGGGAATCATTGACACCGATGCACGTTTGGCTCATCCCAGGCAAAGAGATCAATCATTTACAGGCTCTTAGTTTTTCCAGTCATCCAAACGCGATCGTCAAATGGGCAAAACACGAAAAATCAATTGATCGCGTGGTTGCTGGGTGCAACGCGATTAGAGGTGTTGCAGAATGTTGACCAGTTTAGGGGGCGCTGAACCATTTTCTGAGGGAGGATGATGAGAGATGTCGAAAGAAAAGGCATTGTCGAAGCTGAGCACGGCTATGAGTATGTCCTCACCGGAGGACATCAAGACGTTCGTCCAAGGCGCGATCATCCAACTTAGAACGGAAGCCGAGCCGGTGGACGGGCTCAAATTGGTCGTATCGATGATCGAAGGCAATTTGGAGCTGCTGAAAAAGAATCTCCTCGACTGGGCGGATACTTCAGAAGAGCGGGCCATGAAGCTGGCTATCTGCGAAAGTAGCCTGGAAACGATCAAGGAATATGCGTCTACTGGGCTGAAGGCGCGTGGGCAAGGCTCGCTAGACGTGGCAGAGGCCATCAAGAAAGCACAGCAGAATCGCTCTCTGACAGATTTTGCGGAAGTCCAGGAGATGAAGCAACTCCTGAAAGAAAATGGGGCGACCATGCAAGTGAAGCTACCCGAGAAATGAGGCAGGCAAGAGCATGAACGAAATCGAGCTTCACCGCGCTCCAGTGACATGTTGCCCGGAGCCATCATGCGACCATCTGTCCAAAGAACCTGGTATGGTGTGTGAAGGATGCGGGCACGCGCGCGACGATTGCAGGAGAGCAAAATGAGCCAAAAGAAAGGAGCGAAAGGCCCGGCCCATCGGGCCGTAAGAGTTGAGCCAGAGCCGCCCAGACGATCATACAGAGACATGCAATTCCTGAGAATCAATCCGATCAGAAAACCGTCCTGGATCGAGCGCAAGGCACACAACAAGCCGATAGATGAGGCCGCGAAATGATCACAGTCTACAGAGGAAAAAACGGCAGGCTGCTCATAGCAATCGGGCCGGATATGGGCATCACGGTCAGCTCGGACAGCAACGCGGTCGGTCTGCTGGAAGGCCCGGAAACCGCGATGGATGATCTCGCGAAAGCAATCATGACCACGCAGGAGGGATACGCGGCGATTCAAGGCCCGGCAATCCGGGGTGGCATCTTCACCACGCCGCCAGAAGTACAGAAGAAAATAGAGACAGATATTCTGCCTGCAGCTCAGCCGGCTCTCCTGGAGGTAAAGCCGGAGGATGGCGATAAGCAATACCTCGATCGCTCTGATGCCACTCCAAAAATTCTGACAGAGCCGAACCTTCCAGAGCACCCAACTGTCCGGAATCCCCGGATAGTTCAAAATCCTGAGAAAGTCAAGCTAAGCCAAAATCAGAAAACCAGGATCCTGGAGATGCACGCGGCGAACTGGTCATACGACGAAATCAAGGGGGCCCTCGCCATAGATGGCCGGCGCGTAGTAGGCGTCATCCGGGGCCAGGAACAGCGGGAACGCATGGCCGCAATAGCTGCCACCTCTCCGAGCCTTCCCGGCGTTGAGGGAGCCCCGGCGCCGGCGCGCGCAAATCCGCGCGGCATCCCGGAAGAACCGCCACACGCCAAGCCAAATCCGAAGCTAGACTATCATGAGGTAGCTGACGCGAAGATCATCAGCATGAAGGCACAGAAGATGCTCAACCACGAAATAGCGCAAGCCCTAGAGAGAAATCCTGGTGGAAGCTGGACTACTCAGAAGGTAGCCGCTCGCTACACCGAACTGAAAAGGCAGGGACTGGTATGAGTCCGAAAGCCGAGAAGGAACTCGCCGAAGCACAGGGACATCTCCTGTACTGGCAGCGGCTAGATCTCGCGCTGAGCAGCATGATCATGCGAGCCAAGGAAGAGGTCCTCCTGGCCCAGAAGGAGCAGAAACGGTGGGAAGGCAGGATTGCCACTATGGAGGGCAAGGCATGAGTCAGGATGACATCATAGCATGGCTCCGCAAGCATCCGGGCTGGCATCTGACGGCAGACGTTGTCTCGGGCCTCGGCCATGGATACACAGGAGTCAGACAATCTCTCGCGAAAGCATCAGCCTGGCGAGACATTGAGAGCAGAAAGGCATGAGTGGGGAAGGAATGGAGGGGAGGGGTATGATCCTCGACCACGAGCGCCTCCGGGACAGAATCGAGCAGATTCTGCCAGAGCGGGAGGACTTCGCCCTGAGCGCCACGGAGCTGGCCATCTGGACAGGCAGCTCGCAAGAGTCAGCCCAGAAAGCTTGCCGGGCATTGCAGCGCTTCGGAGCAGTCGGCATGAAGCTACATAGCATCAAGACCAACCCGAAAGGCCATGTGACTACCAGAACGATATGGTGGAGGACTGCCTGATGGTCCTGGACTCAACGCTCCTGGCCGTCAATGCCGCTCTATCATCGGAGATCAGGCCGCTGCCAGAGATCGCAGACGAGGTGAAGCTGGAGAAAGGCACCGTCCGCAATGCGCTCAATCTGCTAATCCGGCTAGGCATAGCGGAAAAGGTGGAGCATGAGCCACAGGCCTCCCGGAAAAAAGGCGGGTGGGTGACGGTAGGGTACAGATCGATAGCTATCCAATCGATAGCTATCAAGAACGAAGCTTAATATTTTTAGGGCCTATAAAAAGAGGCTATGCCCTCACACCGACCGCAAGGAAGGATGGCGCGGCCAGAGGCATCGAGCCGGAAAGGGCAATATTACGATTCTCCGATTGAAAAGGTTTACAAGACCACACTGGGCGAGCTTACTATTCTCGATTTTAGGCAGAAATTAAACAATCTCGACTCAGAGACTAAATTCTCCACGGTGAAGGAAAAGCCTTCTTGCATGCGCTTCTCTCGCAAATCCTGCACATGTGGCTGGGAGATACAGACACGCAGAGATGGCCGGGCAGTCTGCAATAATCCAAATTGCAGCACCGTCTTCAACGATGGTGGAAACATCGAGGGCATGCTGAAAGTTACCAATCATTTCTCTGACGGTAGAACAATAGAAGTCGTGAACGAGAGACGCGAACGTGAAACCGTCTCGGAAGATCACCCCTGGCTAACAAAACATTTTATGAAACGAATATCGCACTAACGGCGGGAACTATCCCGACCGCCCGCTAGAAACGGGGCATTTATAGTCTTTATCGAGGTTTTCTCATGTCCTTAACATCATCCAGCCCGGATAAGCATCGCGGCAAGACGAAATCCTTCTGGTCCGGCTCCCACCTTGGCAGCATCGGTGCGGAGGTACGGGCCAAGCAGGATCAGGCAGCTTTACAGTGTCGCATGGGCCGCGAGAGAATCAAGGCCCAGTATGAGGCAATGAAAGCATCCAGGCCGCCATGAGCAAGCCCGAGGAACCGCTGGAGCTGCAATCAAGCAAGAAGCCCCTCACAGAGGACGGCTGCGGTGTATGCCATCCACCGGAAGACGTAGGCATGAATCACCGGCCTTTCCCGCGCCTGCTGGATATCATCACCCAATCAGATGAGCACCAAGCTAAGAGGTAATCGCGTCTTGGCGCATCTCATGGTGTGGGCGATATTATGCCTGCATAGAGCCACCGGCCCGCTGCCCAGGATGCGGCGGAGTGCTGGCCAAATCCAGGAAGGAAGCGCCCAGGATAACCAGGATCTGGCCGAGAAGGGCCCGGTAATATTACAGTTCCATCTGGAACCCGATATCTGATATATCGGTGCTCAGTCAAGCCAATAGACAGACTTCCATCAAGGACAGGTCCGACACCCGTCCATCAAAGGCGCGGCAAGGCTCAACGCGGCGAGCAATCGCTGGAATTGCACCGTGCCATTCCCCGTTATCCAAGCGGGCCAGGTTCCTGAATCCTCCGATTCTTTCCTGGCCCTTTCTCCTAGTTACGACTTAACCCCCCATGCCATCGGGAAAGCAGTAACCCATTCAAGGCCAGACACCTGGCCGCATTTCCCTGTTATCCTGCCTGTCAGGAAACTCGCCCTGGCCGGGATCATATCCTGAGCCATCGGGATTCGTTTCAATTCCTCCTACATCGAAAAGCGAAGCCCGGCCAGGCGGATTCTAATTCTTGTCAATCCTTGTCAAATCATGTCAATTTGTCAATCCTTGTCAAACCGTGATGTCAAATGGCCTATGAATCGATATCCCTCTACTTGGAGCAGATAGAAGAAGGCTTTCTCCAAAAAGAAAGCCCTATGGCCATCGCTCAGAGACTAGGCATCCCAGAAAAGTGGCGTACCATCCACCGCTACAAATCTGCCGTGTGGGACCTGAAAGACCTAGTGAAAGACGCGAAAAAGAAGCGTGCCAAAAAACTGGAAGAGCGCCGCGAAAAAGCGGTTGATGAAGTAGTAAACACTCTGGATCTTATCAACCTAGGAAAGCGTCGGGCAAAGCAGATGATGTCCGTCGAGCTGGGCGAAAGGTTTGCAGTCTCGGACGGCGAGGACCACAAGCTCACCCTGGGCTCTGCATCAATCTATTGGCCGATCGGTACAAAGATGATGGTGGATTCAGTCAAGCTGGAGCTTGAACTTTCGGGAGACGACCCAGAGAGCCGTAAGGCATCCGCCATAGAGTCGCTGTCAGAAGCTGAACTAGATGCCCGACTCAAAGAACTCCTCGCTACACTCGACAAGGCTGGAAGCTATCCAGAAGGCTGAGGGCCTCATCAAACAGAAAGCCGAAAAAGATCCCGTTGCATTTGCTCTGCATTACCTCAAATTCACTCCGGACCCCTGGCAGGCCCAATTCCTGAGATCTAAGGCGCAAAGGATCGCACTCAACTGCTCAAGACAGTCCGGCAAGTCAACCACAACGGCTATTCTAGCCCTGTGGGAAGCCATCAACAAGCCCAAAAGCACAATAGTCCTGGACTCTCCCTCATTGAGACAGTCCCAGGAACTCATGCTCAAGTTCGCAGAATTTCTATCATTGGTCAACAAGAACGTCAAGCTCGACTCAGATACTAAGCTCTCAGTGCGCTTTGCCAACGGCTCAAGGGTCCTGGCCCTCCCCGGCTCGGAGAAGACCATCCGAGGCATAAGCGCCGTAACTCTCCTGATCCTCGATGAGGCAGCAGGAATACCAGACGAGCTTTATGGGGCAGTCCGGCCCATGCTGGCTGTTTCCAAGGGCAGACTCATCCTCATGTCCACCCCGAGGGGGGAGCAAGGGTTCTTTTGGGAAACCTGGGCCAAAAGTAGCGGCTGGCAGAAGGTTGAGGTCCCCTGGCACCAGTGCCCAAGAATTGATCCGACCTTCATTGAGGAGGAGCGCCTGGAGCGAGGCAACGCCTGGGTAGCCCAAGAGTATGAATGCCAGTTCATAGCAGCCGGGGCGACCAGGATACAAAGAGCCTGGCTCAAGTATGAAGATCACGCCCCCACACAAGGCCTGAAGATCGCCCTTGGGATAGATCTGGCCATCTCAGAGAAAGAGACGGCAGACTACACCGCTGGAGCCGTCCTGGGCCGGGATCCGGCAGGCAACCTGCACGTTCTCGATGTCCAAAGGATCAGAGCATCATTCTCACAGCAAATTGAATTCATCAAGCAGCTTGCGGCTAAGTGGAAGCCCTCCGTGGTAGGAATTGAAGACGTGGCCTACCAGAAGGCCCTTATCCAGCAGCTCGCCTCGCAGACCTCGCTCAATGTCCGGGGCATTAAGCCGATCTCAGATAAAGTCAGCAGATTTGCGCCCCTGGAGGCCCGCTACGAGCTCGGCCAGGTCTATCACGTCCGAGGGTTGCCGCAAGAGTTCGAGGCGGAACTCCTCAGCTTCCCGATCGGAAATCATGATGATCAAGCGGACGCTCTGGCATACGCATGGCAAGCCCTGGGGCAAGTGCAAGACGCGCCAAAGCTCTCCTTCGCCGGAGCCACCAAGAAACCTGCATGGAAATGAAAGCATGATCATGAATATCCCGGCTCTGCAGAAGGTCCTGCGGCCTCGCTGCATGGCGCCGTCTGCGCTGGATCGGTTGCCTTATCTGGCTTTCAACATCCGCAAGGTGAAGGACGCCGAAGGCCACGAGCACGCCGGCGATGGCAAGTTCACGAGCGGCGGCGGTGGGTCCGGGAAGGGCAAGCCGGGGAAGACCAAACGCAAGCTGGATCGCAGGGCGGAAGCTGCCGGGCAGTCTGGCACCAGCGGCAAGGCGATCCAGACTCTTCTGGGCGGCGGCAGCGCCCTGGACAACAATCCCTGGTTTAAGCAGCCAGCGAAGCCCGAGAATACCCCGGAGCTAAAAAACGGCGACGAGGTTGAATTCCACACATCAACTGGCGGCATTCCAAAGGGCACGAAGGCCCGCGTCCAGATGATATACGAAGCGAACGCCAAAGTGACATATAAGGATAAATCGGGGAAAGAGGTTACTCGATGGGTGCCGCATTCTGTTATACAAGGGACACCCGCAGCTCAGCCGGGATCTAAGAAGCCAGAAGCAAAACCGGAAGCGAAGCCGGAAACCAAGCCAGAACAAAGACCCGATCCGAAACCGACGCCCAAGCCAGAACCCAAGAAGCCAGAGGCGAAACCTGAGCCGAAGCCGGAACCGAAACAGGAAAAGAAACCCGAACCAAAAACAGAACCAAAGCCGGAGATCGGGCCGGGGCCAAAGGAGCCCGATGCCAATGGCGGTGAGGTCGAGGTCAATACCGGCGGGGCATTTACTGGGTACAAGTCGGCAGGGAAGGTCAACATCTCGGTCGCTGTCGTCCAGGGCGGCGGCAGGGTGCTGATGGGCAGCAACATCATGACGCCCGCCACAGCAGACGACGTGGCTGTTGTGATGTACCGAGCCGCAAAAGACGGTCCGCTCACCGTCCCAGAAGCCATGTTCGGAAATGAAAAATTCCGGCAGGCAATGCACAACCTGGAAGACTTGGGAAAAGTAACGTTCGTTGACAGCGGGAATGGTCGCGAGAAGACCATGTACGAACTGGGGGCAGACGGCAAGCCCAAGCACGAGTCGCCAAAAACAACGCCACCTGGGGCGAGGCCCGCAGCAGCAAAACGACCCACCGGGCCGATAAACACCAACGTCACAGAACTACCAGAACACGTTCCTGCAAAGACACCTGTAGAAGCTTTGAGCAGGATGGCCAAATATGTGCCAGAGGGAACAAAGGTCGCATATGAAGGTTTACCAATTCACAGGATGAACTCCCTGCTAAAAGGTGCAGAGCACGTCCTTGGCAAGTATGGTGTGGCCGTTGGGAAGATGGGATTTGTTGATCGGGCGGGCTCTGAATATGGAATGTGTATCACCAATCGTCACAGCGGGGAGATATTATCATGTGGCGTCCGGAAGTCCTACGCAAAAAACCCCGAAAAATACCAAAAAGAAGACATTGGTAAGATGAGGGGCAATCAAGCTTATAATATCTTGATGACCGAAAAAGCCATCAAGTTGATGGAGACCGACCCGAAGTATCAAAACCGTTCGGTCTACACCGCCGAATATGTAGAAAACGAGACTAAGAAATATAAGGAAAAGCTAGAACGCACAAAAAACACAGACCACTGGACCGTAGCCGATGCCGTAGATGATCCTCTCTATGCCACCCAGGCCCATGAGTGCATGCACGCCGTATATCATTATCACCACCTGGGCGAGGCCTTTAATGCAGAAATGAACAAGGTCGATGGGTGGCGCATTCCATTAACAGAGTACGCGACAGAGAATAAAAAAGAATTCTTCGCAGAGCTGGGATCGGCAATTACTTGTGGTATGAAGGTACATCCTAAGCTTATGGAAGCATTCCAGAACACCGTGAGGACGATCAAATGAGCACGTCGGGTCAGTGCATAGGGTGCAAGCGTTACACGATGAGCGCAACGTGTGAAGCTTTCCCTGATCACATTCCTCATAAGATCTTTTCAGGGCAATTTATCCACACCAAACCATACCCAGGCGATCACGGTATCCTTTATGATCCTATTATGCCAGACGACGGGGGAGGGGACTGGCCCCTGGTATCAGAAAAATCGGCAGTAATGGCCCCCTCCGCCCTCGACAAGCTCCCTTATCTCAACCTCAACGGCATCCAGAAAGCCGCAGCCCGTGACTATGGAAAAGAATATCGCGAGTACCACGGCAAGCCGTCCAAGATCAAGGAGCGCGCGCAGAGGAACGCGGCCCGGTCAGAGCTGGGGCTCAAGCGCGGCGATCCACGCGAGGCTGATCATCGCAATCCGATCAGCAACGGCGGCAGCAACAGCAAGCGCAATCTGCGAGCGGTGAGCCGCGACACCAATAGGAAGAAAGGGGCAAAGAAGGATTAAAACCAGCTTGCAGCGACTCGGTAAGTATATATGCTATTAAGCTAATCATTATCTGTTGGCTAGGGATCGGCTGATCACTGATTCTGAAGGGGCGGTTTCCTGACCGTCTTGCCAGCATAAAGCGATTTCAGGAATACATGGCAGGAGATGTAATTTACGGCCAAGAAATTTGAGATTACAAAAGAGTTCCTTATTGAGCAGTATGTAAACCAAGGCAAGTCATCAAAAGATTGTGCGCAATTAATTGGGTGCACGTATGCTACGATATGCACTGCCTTAAAACGCCATGGGATCAAGACGCGCCACCCTGGGCCGCAATGTCCAAACATTTCAGAAGGGTGGTTAAAAGAACATTATGTAGATAAGGGACTAACAACTTGGGAATGCGCCGCACTAACCGGGTGCACGCAGACAACTATAAGAAATTTATTAAAGCGATATCAGATAATACCACGGGCTCCGGCCAGGCCAAAGATCGAAGTTCTCACGGACGAGTGGTTAACTGAGCTGTATGTCAACCAGGGCTTAACATCCACCGAATGTGCAAAGATCGCTGGATGTAGGAATGGTGCCGTTCTTCGCGCACTTAAGCGATACAATATCACAGCAAAACCTACTGGAATGCCTCTCACCGACATATCCCACGTGTGGTTGCAGGAAAATTATGTTAAAGAGAAATTATCAATAAAAGAGTGCGCTAGAAAATTGAATTTGTGTCCGGCTGTCATCCATTATGCAATACGAAAAAACAATATCGAGCCGCACCCAAAATCTGTATCTGGGGCAGACCATCCCGCGTGGAAAGGCGGTATTTCGTATCTACCTTATTGTCACAAATTCAATAAATCTCTAAAGGAGCAGGTCCGAGAGGCATTTGGTAGGAAGTGCTATCTATGCGGGGCCAATGAAAATGGCAAGGGGTTAGACGTTCATCACTGTGATTTTAACAAGCAGCAAGGATGCAAAAGCGACAAAGGATGGAAGTTGGTGCCGTTGTGCAAATCATGTCATGCCAAAACAACATTTAATCGGCACTGGGCGTTCAATAAGCTCGCAAATTACTGGGCAGATAAGTACATCCAAGACGGCATAAACATTTAGTTACTGGGGTTTTCAATGGCTAAAGACAATAACAAGAAGGTAGCTAAAGCCGCCTACAATCCTTATCCAAAATTCAATTCTTCGCCGCGTGCGTTGGCTCGCCAGCAATTCGGCAGGTCTGGGCAACAATATTTTTTACCAGGTTGGATCAAGCGAGATTACCTCCCGGAGCTACAAGGCAGGAACCTATTTCTTGCTTATGAGGAAATGGGCACGGATGCTTATTGCGGAGCCTCCCTCAATGCCTACTCAGTCTTCATCAGGCGGGCCAAATGGCACGCAGATCCTGTCATCGATGAAAACAAGGATAATGGGTCGTTTGAGTTCCTAGAAAATAATATGAATGATATGCAGCATAGCTGGCAAACTTTTGTAGCGACTGCTGCTAAACCAACACTTCAATTTGGCCTGGCACCATTTGAGAAAATCTATAAGTTCCGCGAAGGTGAGCAGGACGATGACCGCTATTCATCAAATTATGACGATGGCGCGGTTGGGTGGGCGAACTTTGCCTTTAGGTCTCCTGATACTATTTTGCACTGGGATTACAGCCCGTTAGACGTTACTAGACTTTTGGGATTTACTCAGATAGCTGCGCCGGATTACCGCACCACCTTTATTCCAATCGAGAAGCTTATCCTCATCAGGGCAGAGCCCGGCAAAGACAACCCAGAAGGCAGATCAATCCTCCGCAGTGCCTGGCGTGCTTGGCGCACTAAGAAAATAATGGAAGACCTTAGAAATATTTCGGCGGAAAGAGGAGGCGCAGGCATCCCCTGGGCAGAAGTGCCTTCAAACATCGCTAATGCGCCGCAGTATGTCGCTGCTGCACCAACCGATCAGGCCGCAATAGACGCAATGGCCTCGTATCAAAGCCTAGTAGATACGATGGAAAATATCAATCAAGATGCTCAAAAGTGGATCATCACCCCCCAGGTGTGGGATGCGAACGGGCAACCACAGATTAAACTAGGGTTCTTGCAGCCAGCCCAGGGCGCTGACATCATCGGGCACATAACTGCTGCGATAGATGCAGAAGCCAAGGCAATCCTCATCTCTACTATGAGCGAGTTCATGGCGTTGGGCATGGGGGGCACAGGATCTCTGGCGTTAAGCAGAGACAAGACAGATAACTTTACGTTGGCGGTAGATGCGACTCTGACCGCCTTCATGGAGTCCATCAACCAACAGGCCGTTCGTCAGCTCTTCCGTTTAAATCCACAATTCGAATTCGAGAAAGGCAAGCCCAAGCCTCGTATGGTCTATGACCCCATTGTGCCGATCAGCACGCAGGACGTAGTTGCCATCTTGGGGCTCTTCGAAAAGTCGGGCTGGGATCTCTCCAAGCAGGCAGGCATCCGGGACACTATCATTTCAAACCTGGGACTTCCCAACTACATAGAGCAAGATGTAGACGAAAAGCTCACAGAGCACGGCGATGCACCGATCGAGAGCCTGCTCGACGGCAAGAGCGCGCTTGATGCGATCATGGGGCAGGCTGCTTAAGGATCTCATATGAACGCAGAACTCCTGCAGCTCATCCGAGAGACTGGCTACTTGTCGGGCTCTCCGCTCCTCACCGATCAGCAGCGTTTTGATTTCCTCACCAGCGAGTTCTGGCGGCAGGCCCGGTCGCTGGGCTATGATATCGTCTCCCTGAAGCGGCTCCTCTGGAAGATGTCAGGCAGGCCACATGGAGCCCTCATAGCCGCTCTGCCAGATGCACCGATCCAGAAGGCTGTCAAGGCCACGGCTAAGGAGAAAGACCCCAGGAAGCGGATCAAGGAAACCGCTCTGGCCATCGCACTGCTCTACCGGCGAGGCGAGAAAGCAATCCAGTCAGAGATCAGCCAGAACTTAGAAAATCCAGACGTTCTGAGGGCGCACACGAGCAGTATCAGGAGAGAGCTGCTCATGCAGGCGGCATCATGGCTCGGGGCCTCGGTGCCCGGTTTATATCTAGCAGGCTCAAGGGTCGGCAGCTTACAAGGCCCACACGAGAAGGCGGCCAGGGCACTCATACAGCAGGAGATGAACCGTTTCCGGGAAATAGATGCCCAACTAGCCAGGCATATTGAAGAAATCATAGCCGAAGCCACCAAGAGGAAGGTCCAGGGCGATCTATCATCCAGGAAGCCCGATTACACAGGACTCCGAGAACGACCAGTTGCCCACAAAACCATTGACGGGAAAGAGCTGGGGCTCGCAGACTATGCGATGATGATCGCCACAACAGCAGCCCGCGATTTCTATAACATGGGTGCAATGAACGGCATCCTGGGGCGAGGGGGTGACTTGGCACTGATTAGCAGAGAAGTCCGGACGAATAGCTGCGGGCCGTGCAGGGATTGGGCCGGGAAAATTGTGTCAATTTCGGGCCGATCGAAAGAATATCCGGCACTCAAGACGGCGGTGGATGCTGGTTTGCATCATCCTCGTTGCATCCACGTGCTCCTAGATATCGATTACGGAGGCTCAACTTAATGCAAGAAATGATCAAGCTACCAGATGGCGCCTGGACTTACAGCGCCAGCTCGTCAGAGATTGTGGATTTGAATGTCGATTTACCTGATAACACCGCGATCGAAAATGTAACGCATGAATATCCACCATGGAAGCAGACAACGGAAAAGCCCAGGCGCAAAACCAAGGAAAGGAAGGCCAAGCCGTGACCATCATCTCAGAATTCCTGAAAGTCGCTAAAGGGCAACATGTCTGGGTGAACATCGTTGATTGTGATGGTCTATATGAAGGCAAAATCGAGAGTCATGACGCCAACCACATGATCATATCAAGCGAGCTGGGATTTGACTGCATTAGGATCGATTGGGTCATAGGAATATCCCTGCCAAAACAAGTGGAGATCATCGCAGAATGACTGAAGAAGAATATCAGGCCAGGCAAGAGGCAATCTACCGGGGCAGGGGGCTGGTGGACGACTGGGAAGATCTGAAGCTCCTTGGCTCAGATGCTCTGCTGTACTGTTGATCGAAAGCGGCTAATGTGACCTGCTGGCCGATGTCCCATCGCTTGAAACCTCGGAACCTGTAAGGCACTTTCTGCATAACTGTATAGTTTGCATTTAATCTATTTATATTTTACTCTTCTGGTTGTGGTTTCATGCTAATGCAAATTCCTGCGCTCACAGGCGTCATGCGATCCAGCGGTGCTGAGTATCTTGGCATATCCAAGTCCGGCCAGATCGCTATCATGAAGGTCAAGGATGCCTCCGGTCACGAGCACGCGGCCAACGGCCAGTTCGGGTCAGGCGGCTCAAGTGCGGCTAAACCTAAGCCGAAGGGCAAGGAAAGCCAGGGAGCCAAGCACAAGCGGAACCAGCAGGCCAGACGGGCCGAGGGTGCTGGGCAGTCTACCCTGGGTGGTGGCAAGGCCATCCAGACGCTCCTGGGTGGCGGCAGTGCGCTCGACAAGATCGGATGGCTGAACACGAGCAAGCCGAAAGGGCAGGAAGCCGCGAAAGAGCCGGATGGGCCAGACCGCCACGAATTGACAACGGCAGAAGCTGAGCGGGATGTTATATATGCAGAACACCAAAAATTGGAAGCTGGGATCGAGGCAATATTACATCAACGAATGAAGTTAAATAACAACGAATTCAAACTGGATGCCGCATTGCGCGACATTGGCGATAAGGCAAAACAAAAATTAAAAAACAAAGCGCAGGCGCTATATGATGCCAACAATAAAGTATGGGGAATAAAGCATCGCAACGATCCTGTAAGGCCGGAATCTGAAATGAACTACGGCGAGACCGAGGTGCAGACACCTGCCCCCTCCAAACCACGGTACTTGAACACGCCCGGGAAAAGACGGGAACAATTATATGATGAACCAGGAGCTACAAACTCCTGGAACGAATACCATTAAGCATGAGCGGCCACAAGGGATAGTTTTCTGGCGTACTCTCCGGGCGAAAGTCCTTCTACTTTTGCTTTTTCGCGAAAGCTGTAATCCTCCTCAAGAGGCAGACGAAAGGATATAGCCGCCCCCATATTCTTTTGTCGGGGCACTAAAATCCACTCACGAATGCGCCACTATTCCCGATATCAATTCGCAGGGACCACCCCAGATAGTCTGTATATATAATCTCATCACATTCATCTGAGGAGTTTTCCGGGGGCTGCGCGCGTTCGGCAGGCCGGATGTACTCGGCATCGTTTTTTTGTGCCGCCAATCGGGCGGCGGCGATGGTCTTGTGTAGGCTCAAAACTTCTCGGTTTTTCAGCGTGGCAGCATATTGCATCTCAGTTCACTTCCAATACTTAACAGGCATGCTATCTATTTAAGGTTTACGGTAAACAGATAATAATGGTGCTAAAATCCCTCGATTATTCTGACCTACACACCCCCAGATTAGGAGGTTCAAAATTGAAACCAGATGAAGATGAAGAAATGCAAGACGAAGGCGAGGAAGAGCTGGAGAAAGAAGGCTCTGACCTCGATTTCGTCAAGGAACGGCTAGCCGACGAGTCCGGGGGCGTGGAGGCACTGAGCCAGGCCCTTGAAGGCATCCAAGACCCGAAGCTGAAAGAGATCATGGCCGCAATCCATGCGGATGAGCAGAAACATCAGGCCGCTCTACAGCAGTGGATGCAGGAGAACGGCGGCGGCGATGATGGAGAGGAAGAAGCCCCGGCAGAAGAGGCCGATGACGACACCGAGAAGGGCGAGGAAGGGCCTGAGCCGGAAGAGGAAGGGCTCGACAAGGATGACGACGGCGGCAAAGGTGAGCTGATCGATCAGATCCGGGCCATCCTTGAAGCTCATGATGACGAGATGGAGAAGGCAGACGAGCCCTGCGATGAAGAGGACACCGAGAAATCTAACGATGCAGACGAGGACGACAAGCCGGACTTCCTAAAAGAGGATGACGAGGAAGAAGAGGAAGACGGCAAGATAACCAAGTCCTTCCGGGTGCCTATCATCAAGGGGGATCGGCAGATCGTTTACGGTGTCGTGTCTGAGCCGGACACAATTGACCTGCAGGGCGACCGCATCTCCAAGTCTGAAATAAGGCGTGCTTGCCACAAATTTATGCAGACTTCGCAGAAGATCAACAAAGAGCATGAAGGCCCGGCTAAGGCGGACATCATCGAGAGCTACATAGCGCCCACAGACTTCAGGTGTGGCGGGCAAGTCGTGAAGTCCGGCTCATGGGTCATGGCTGTAAAAATCCATGATAAAGATGTATGGGATGCCGTGAAGAAGGGCGAGATAACCGGCTTCTCGATAGCAGGCCAGGGCGAACGAACTCCATTTTAATGAGGTTATTCTATGCCAAACGATCTTAAAAATTTGGACTTAGATGAAGTCTCGTTAGTCGGTAAAGCGGCTAACTCAAAAAAATTCCTTATTTTCAAATCAATGCAAAATTCCAAGGAAGGTATCATGATGAAGACCAAGCCCGCTGGGGCAAGGGCCGGAGCCAGTGTGGCTCAGGTCACTAAGTCCGATATTGCAGCTATGATATCGGAAGAAATCCAGAAGGCCGTGCGGCCTCTGGTGGAGACTGTTCAGAAGCAGTCTACCAAGATGAGAAAGCAGGAGCTTGAAGGCATCGCCAAGAGCTACCTGAGCGAGCTGGGCAACCCTGGCGAGACCGCGACCATCCTGAAGTCCCTTGAGGACTCCGATATGTCCGCAAGCGCCAAAGAAAGCATCCTCAAGACTCTCAAGCAGGCCAACGCCGTCAAGAAAGAGGCGATGGGCATCCTGGGCACTCAGATGGGCTCAAGCAGGCCCGCTCCTGGCAGTGCTACGGCACAGTTCGAGGCGATCGTGCAGAAGCATGAAGGCACGATCCAGAAGTCCGGCAGCGGCCCGACAGACCCCAAGGTCCGCAGGGCAATGGCCGTAACCGCGGCTACCCGCGAGAACGGCAAGCTGGCGAAGGCAGTCCTGGCCGAGGAAAGGCAGTCTTACGTAAGATCTCAGATGGGGGTGCATTAGATGGCTATCACAGCCCCGTTCAGGGAGGCAATGCCGGGAGACATCAGTCCGTTTGATGTCTATGGAGATCTGACGGCCTACGAGTATTGTTTTGTTCAGCAGCGGGCAGCCGTCAACCGGACGGTGGAAGCATATAGTAGCGGCTTATCTGCAGGAGTCCTCTGCAACCGACCCATCGAGGAAGCATCGGTCACGTCCGCAAAATTCCAGACCGTGGCCCAGGTCCAGACACGCGGCGTTGCATTAGTCAAGGCTGGGAGTGGAGCACTCGCAGCCGGTGACTGGGTAAAAGTTGGCACCGGTGGAGTGGGCGACAAGGCGACCCCAACGGCTGCTGATATCATTGTCGGACAGTGTATTGTCGGTGCCGCAGCGGGCCTGCCTGCCTCAGTGCGCTTGATGGGACCATTCACCTATGCGGTGACTTAAAACTCTTTTGAGGTGATTATTACGGATATTGCATACAAAGAAGCCTTAGCCACGGCTGCCCAGGATGTAGTCTGCAAGGGCATGGACTATTCCCAGATCCATGTAGCCAGACTGGAATCCGAGTGGTCCCTGGCTTACAGGCAGGAGCCCTCCAACTTCGTGGCAGACCAATGGTTCCCGATGATCGGAGTCAACCAGATCGCTGGTCTCTATCCCAAATGGGCAAAAGAGAACGCATTTACCAACAAGGCAGGCACCTGGCGGCCCGGCACCGTGCCGCCCCAGGGCGAGTTGAAGGTGGATACTCCCGGCAGCTACGTCTGCCAGAGGTACGCCTTCGAGATGCCTCTGCTGGCCGATCTGCCCTTCGTAGCCGACGACGGCTACCCAATCGAGCAGGCCACGACCAACATGGTCACAGATGTCCTGCAGCTCAACAAAGAGCTGACCATTGCCAATGCCTACTTCAAGGCAGGTGTCTGGGGAATCGATGTGACTGGCGTCAACTCCGGTGAGACCTGGGCAGATGGCGAGGTCACGACCGGCGAGACATTCCGCAGGTTCAACGACTCCGACTCGGACCCCCTGGGCCTCTTCAAGGATGCCAAGATGGCGATCAAGAAGAAGGCAGGCGTCAAGCCCAACACCCTCATCATGGGCGAGCAGGTCTACGAGGCTCTGAGGATCAACCCGCAGCTCATCTCGCTCTTCAGAAACCCACAGGGCGCTGAGAAGGTTCCCACCAAGCTCAATGAGCAGATGATCGCTCAAGCCTTGGATGTCGAGAAGATCATAGTCGCCGGAGCGATGTACAACACCGCCGCACCTGGCGCTGCTGTGGTCCTGGACTGGATCTTCGGAAAGAGCATGTGGCTCGGATTCGTGGACAAGCCCGGCCCCCTGAAGACCATTGCTGCCATGAACCTGTCCTTCAACGAGCCTCTGGGAGGCTTCGAGACTGCCCTGTCTCAAGTGCCTGATATGCACGTACACACGACATTCTATCAAGGATTCCAGTGCTGGGCTCCCTGCGTCGTAGCTCCTGATGCGGGCATGTTCTTCTATACCGCAATAGCTTGAGGTCCCACCGATGCCCGACAGCTACAAGGTAATGCGGGCATTCCAGAGGCATGATGGTAAGGTCCTGCGCCAATATGCGCGGGGCTCTATCATTTCTGCCAAGGATGCCGCTAAGATGGACACCAAAGATCCTAAGAAGTACCCCCGAGGCAATCCGCTCCAGACGCTCATCAGATCCGGGGCGATATACCGGATGCCTGACGACGACAATTCACAAATAACGGAGGCGATCCCAGATGGTGGAAGGCCCAGCTAGATTAGAGTACCCACGTGGGCCGGTAAAGCAGGACTCTATTGATGTCAAGAGGGCCCGGATCAAAGAGCTGCACCTGCCCAACGATGCCGGCACAATGACGGAGATCACCTCCACCGCAGACGACCTGAACAACCTGAACCTGACGACCCGCAAGTTCACCGTCTACAGCGCCGGAGCCCTGGCAAAGGGAGACCTCCTGCACATCACCGGCTACAATGTAGCCAACAGTTGTTTCACTGTAGAGAAAGCCGATGCGGACACGTCCGGTAAGCAGGCCCAGCTCGTGGCAAGCACCGTCAATGGCGGCTCAGAGACCTCCCTCGCTTCTGACATAGAGGAGCTAACCGGCCTGAACACCAACGCCGGAGAAGTCGGAGATCCAGTCTATCTCGATGCAGCCACAGCAGGAAGCTGGACACTCACAGGTCCGACAGGCGCGGACCAGATCCAGCAGATAGTGGGCCGGATCAAGGTAAAATCGGCAACCGTAGGCAAGATCGTCTTCAACACGGTTAAAATAGAGCGGGTCAAGGTCGGTACTTCCGGGCTACAGGATAGCTCCGTGACCAGTGCCAAGATCGCACCGGGCACTGTCGTCATGAGTGACATGGGCCCGGACGTTCCCAGGAAGTTCACCGTCTACTCGGTCGGAGCCCTGGCCATCGGAGAGCTTCTGCACATATCGAGCTATGACTTCACCACAGACACGTTCATAGTCGAGAAAGCTGACGCAGACACCTCCGGGAAGCCCGCTCAGCTCGTCGCATCCAGCGTCAACGCTGGCACCACCACATCAGAGGCCAGGGATATCCTGGAGCTGACGACACTCAACACCGATGCTGGAAATGTGGGAGATCCGGTATATCTGGATGGGGTCACAGCAGGCAATTGGACTCTGACGGGGCCAACGGGGGCAGACCAGCTCAAGCAGATCGTTGGCCGCATCAAGGTCAAGAGCGCCACGGTTGGCAAGATCGTTTTCAATGTGGTTAAGTCCGAGCTTGTCTCGATCGGCGCCTCCGCATTGCAGCCCCTGGGGGTAACTATACCCAAGCTTGAGGCAGCTCTTCTCAAAGGCGTTAGCACGTTCACGATGTCCTTCGAGACGGGCGAGCAGACCACCAGTAGAATCTACTTCCCGCAGAAGGTCACGATAAACAAAATTCGTGGCATTGTCATGAAGGCCATTGCGGCAAGCGACAATGGTACTGTGACATGTGGAAATTCCACGGGAGCGTCTGCATCCGGTGTCTTGACCGCCGTGGCATCTGATGCCTTGAACGTAGAATATTCGGCAAGTCCAACGACCAACAATGTGGTCCTTGCAGACGGATATTACTATCTGACAAGTGCCAAGAGCACTGCGGGCGGAAAAGTGCTCGTATCTCTTGAGTGGACCCGCACCGCTTAAGCGGGTCACTATCATTTCTTTTTTGAAATAATAAACTGATGAGGAGAATAATAACATGCCCGATCCTGAACCAGAGCCCGAATCGACTTATACAGGCGATCCGGCTAACGTGCCCGTCGATGCCGTCCGGCTGGAGCTGGGCCGGGAGGCAAGCCTGTCCTTGGTCACAGATTCCGAGATTGAGTACAACCTTGCCAGAGCAAGCGGCAATGCCCTTCTCGCTGCCAGCTATTGTGCCGAGACCATCGCCGGGATGTATGCCGGCCTCGCCGATAAATCGATGGGGGGGTCTTCCGTTTCACTTTCACAAAAAGCTGAAGGATGGCGTAAAAAGAGCGTGGCCCTCAAGGCTATGGCCATGAGTCCGAGCATCACGCCCAGAGCGTCATCCTCTGCACACAGGGCGCTCAAGTTCGGCATAGGCCAGCATGACAATCCAAGCAGCGGTTACAGCATCACAGGATATCTATGAGCGAGAAAATGTCAATCAGCCAGGCAACAGGAATGCCGATGATCGGAAAGAAGCAACTGAGTCCAATGCAGCAGGCCGCGCTGGAGCGCACGTTCTATCTGGAATTCAAACAGCGCACCAAGGCGGGCGACCCGGCTCCGTTCGCTGGCATGATGGCAGCCAGGGCGCAGCTCATCGAGCGAAACCGGATTATGGGTGAGTGGCCACGGATCGGTGAGGTGTAGGATGGATGACGGCTTTTTTGATGAGTTTGTCCAGGTCGAAGCTAATCAGATCCTGCAAGGCCCCTGGGTGCTGTACGACGGCTTAACCTCGGAGCTGGACCTGAGTGCAGCAGAGACCCCCATCGAGGCCTTCCGGCTCGCTATCACAGTCTCGCCAGCGACAGGACACACCACCGTTGAAGGGACTGTCCACATCGACGAGGAAGGGCTGGAGTTCATCGAGGCAACCAGGCTGACCAACGAGGAAGATCTGACCGAGCTGCCCGACATCTCGACAGCGGACCTGGACTGCAACATCCTCATCGAGTGTATCAGCACCACAGGCGAGCCGCTATTCCGAGAGACGCTGGTGCCGATCACCTGCGTGGTCTTTCCCAAGACATCAGTCAGGAGAGATCCCAACGGATCGGGATTCATGGAAACGACATACAACATATATACCGAGGCAGCCTTAAAAATCGGGGACCAGATCAGATATACAGATCCACACCAGGGCAACTCGATAGACATCTACGTGAAGGATCGATCCAGCGCCGTCGATCTGGAAGACAACACACAGCCGTTCAATGTGCTGTACTGCGCTTGATTTCTATCATTTTCTAGGGAACGCCACCGGAAGGCGATTAAGATCTAGGAGAATTTTCATGGCACAAATTTTCGTGAAGAAGAGAAGCGACGGCCAGCAAAAGGCGGTCGAGGGAACCGATCAATACTTCTGCTCGATTGGTGGTGCTGGAAAGTGAGGCCAAATCAATGAAATCTGTGGAAATAAAGGGCGTTATTGCTGAAATTGGCGAAAAATGCTAAGAGGAATAATAAATGACATATAAAGCGAAATGTGCGGGTTGTTGCCTGGTCCAATCAGTAGACGACCGGGCTAAGAAATTTTGCTGTAGTGACTGTGGTATCCTAAATACGCCCCAGAGAGACACGGCAGGCACCGGAGATCAAGCATGTGGTTGCCTTCTGCCCAAGTGCTTCGAGTGGAGGCTGCCCGTAGGTGGAATTAGCCCGGTCAATGGTGACAGGATCTATACCACAGCGGACGATGCCACGCCCTTAACGAGAATCGAATGGGTGGCCTGCTTCGGCTATGATCCTGAGATTGTCCTGGCGAAAATGCGAAAGCTCGGCAAGGAAGGCGTTGAGGGCTTCTACAATACCAGCACCCTCGGAAAGAAGGGGGCAAAATGAGACTCTTCCTTATTCTGTTAGCCTTAATCTCCGTGGCTACCGCCCAGACCCCGCTCGACCTCCTGCAGCCCCGCGCCGCCCCGGTGCAGGCCGTGAGCCTGTCGGGCCTGTCGCCCACGAGCGCCCACGCCATAGCCGCCGTGAATGAGAACCTGACGGCCTGGAAGGACCGGCCCTTAGCAGACCTGGGCAAGTTCTTCTCAGGAACCAGGAAGCTCGATAACGGGCGGGCAGGCGTACCGGACCTGCTAATCAATTTCACGATGACGGCAACACCGCTCCCGCAGAACATCAGCGCGGAAGTGGGCAACCTGACACCGATTGAAACCGAAAACGGTGGACTTATATTCATATGAACTGGTGATCTAAATGGCAGTTGAATTAGAGCCTAAGATGCCTTGGGAATCCAAGACAGAAATAGTGGCCTTTATTGGCCTGGTATCGAGCTTACTAGTATCCTTCGGCCTGGCGGGTGCGGGCCTGACTGTGGAACAGATAGCCGGAATCGGTTCAATCCTGTTTATGGTAGTCATGATTGCCAGGAAGTACGGCGGCGGGCTGATCACGCTCCCCCGGTAGGTTGCATGGATGACGCAATGCTCCGACTCATCCTAGACGGCATCGAAAAGAACGAAAAAGCAATAACTGAGCTGAAGGGTTCAGTAGATCGTGGTATGGTTGGCCGCGACAACTGCGACTTTTTCAGAAGGGAGTTCAATGCGCGCCTAACAAAAGTCGAAGAGGTTTGCGGAGCATACCAGGCCACTAAAGGCTTTCTGGTAGATGGCGCTGACCTCGGCTCAGCAAAGGCCGATGCGATATATCAGGCTGGCCTAAAAAACGACACTCTTGCCGAAGAGATAAAAGAAATCAAGGCAAGCATCTCGGTAATACAAGAATATCCGCGATTGGTGAGTATCACCTGGAATCTGATTTGGGGCAACCCCGTGCTCAGGTGGCTCACAATAGGGCTCTTCGGTGGTGCTTATGTAGGTGCGTTGGGTGCGATAGGCGTCTATTGGGGCAGGATCGGGCAGTATGGCTGGCATATCGTCGGGGCCGTCCTTGTAACAATCCTGTTAATTTCAATCGGTGTGGTGCTGAGCCGGCGCAATAACCGGCAGGCAACAAAGGAAGCTGGCAAGAAAATTATGGGGATACAATGATCTTCTTAATTCTGCTCATGATGCTCCTGGGGCCAATAGACGGCCCTCCGCCCGAGCCGATGCATGGCGTAGACGAAAACGGGATGTCGTGGGAAGCGAGCCCCGGCCTCTTGCCGGTCACGGTGGCCGCCCATGTGGGTGATGCTATGGGGCAGTCGGATTATCTGACATTCCTATCACCAGACTATTGGCCCTGCAATATCAACAGCAGCAGCAACAACACATCGCTTTTCATGAATCTCTCTGCGTGAGGTAATTTATTATGCCCGACATAACATTTCTTGAGCCGCGGCCCGGCCAGTGCATCTTGACGACGCACGTAAGCGCCTTGGCGCGAGCAAACAAAGGTACCGGGGTGGTGAACGGCAACCAGCTAACCGCCAGCTCGCCCGCCAGCCGGGTCGTGCATATCGCAGCAGGCAGGATCAGAGTGGCCGGTGCTCCTGTTGATGTCGAGGCAGATACTACTACGCACGACGAAGGGCACGCGACACTTCCTGGGGTAGATGTGATCTATCGAGACGCTGCCGGTGATGCGGTAATCGCGAAAGGCACGCCCACCGTTATCGTAGATCCCAAGCAGCTCGGTGAATGGAAGAGCTACACCTCTCCCCAGCCACCCGCAGACGTTCCGCCCGGCGCCATCCTGGGAGCCGTTTACGTCCCAGCCACGGCGACCACTGTCACAACGGCCAACATCTGGATGTTCGCTGTCGGTGTCGAGGGTGTCTCAACTACTGTAGCTTCTCCTGGGTCGGATGCCATCCAGCCCACTGAGAAAGCCGTTCGTACTCTGGTAGACACAAAGATAGCCTCGGCTGACATAATCACCACAGTTGGGGCAACTGGATCAGATACCAAAATCCCATCCGAGCAGGCTGTCCGAGAGCTGGCAGACACCAAGATCGACACCGATGACATAGTCACAAGCATCGGAACTCCGGGGTCCGACACAAAAGTCGCTTCAGAGCAGGCGGTCCGGGAGGCCTTCGCTGCCCTGGGTAACATTCAGGGAGTCACGAACGGCGACAACCATAACCATGTGGGAGGAGACGGGGCAGCTATCACCGCAGCAGCTACCAGCTTTGCCGAAACTGCTCGGATATTAGCCAGGAAAGCAGCCGGAACTGGCGTGGGTGAAGAGTGCTCGTTATCTGATATTCTTGATTTCGTCGGGTCCGCTGCCTGGGGGGCGTCTCTGGTTCGCGGCGAGACCGGATGGATCAAGACAGCCAAAGGAGCAGCCGGCCAGGTGCCTGTACAAGGTACCAACGTCTGGGCCTGGGCAGCAGATCCGATTACCGCGTTGCTCACCACTCGCGGCCAACTGCTATATCGAGGCATATCTGCGCCGCTTGCTCTCAACAAGGGCGTGGCGGGCCAGAGGCTCGTGCAGGGCACAGATGATCCTGCCTGGTCCACGTCGGGGTTTGCGGTTGCCTTCCCGTTTGGTGATGGTACTTCTGTCCTAATTGCGTCATCGTGCGCTTACGAGATCCCGATAGCCTCTAAGATCACAGCTGCAAGGATTCGCAGCTTTGATGCTGCTGGCGCGCCGGTCACTGGATCGGTAACGTGCACGCTCTACAAGCATGCCATCGACGGCGCAATAGGGACGCTGGTAGATACCTTCGCAATTGCATCAGCCAACCACATGCACGAAACGGGGCTGAGTATTGCAGTGGCGGCAGAGGAATGGCTTACGGTGGTAATCTCAGGGATCCTCACATGCAAGCAGATCACCTGTAGCCTGACGATGGGGCCGACATGAGCTTAGTTGCAACATTTAGGCCGATTGCGGGGGGCTCTAATAATGGCTCGTCTTATGCCAGTGTTGATGAAGAAACCGCCGATGGAGATACTACCAAAATTTCGACGTCTGCTGCTAAATTATATACGTTTGCTATTCCAAATCCAGAACTCGCTGGAACAATTTCAAGGGTGAAAGTGTTGGCATGGTGCAAAGACGTAGAGGTGTATTGCGTAGAAGACGGTGTATACTATCATGGATATGCCAAAATGGCATTATATACCGATGGACAAGTCGTGAAGTATGGTACAAACAACACGTTAT